ATGAAAACCATCGCTCGGCGTCTGAGCCCCTTCGCGATCCTGCTCCCGGCAAGCCTGTTGTCAGCCTGCGCCTCCCTAGGCAACGCCGGACTCGGCGGCTCCCAGCAGAACCCCACCAACCAGCTCCTGAACATGATCGATGAGGCTACCCGCGAAGGTATGTCCGTGGTGCTGGTACCGGCACTCATGCCCAACAAGAGCGTGACGGACCTCTCCAGCTACTCGCATCGGGTCATATTCAAGAACAAGGACGTGCCCGGGATCGCCTACATGCAGGCCTTTGCCAACAACGACCTGGAGAAGATCAAGGAAGCCGTCTATCTGTGGGACTTCCTCGAGGTCAACATCGTCCCGCCGGGAACCTACCTGCTGTCCGGAGGGATCGACTACAAGATCGACAGCACCCTTGCCCAGATCAAGGCGCCAAAGGGGCAGCCGGCTGCCAGCCCACTTGGTTCGGTGAACCTGTCCGCCGTGCTGTATCGCCGGTTCGTGAAGGAGAACTACTGGCGCGACGCCTCCTATGCAGACAAAACCTACACACAGAATGTCTGCAGCGCCGTGCACATGGCCTCCGGCCAATGCGTGGGCTGGACCGAGCAGCAATACAGCCAGCGGGAAATGGTCTCGGATGCCGGTTGGGCCGAAGGCACGAAGATCGAGGATGTCCCCTCCATCAAGCTGCAAGCGCAGATACCCGACGCCTATGCCCCGCTGTCCTTCACCATTCAGCCTGGGCAGATCCTGCTCAGCGATCGGTTCCACTTGAAGACCCCGGCCGTGAGCTATGACAGGAAGACCTGCAAGGCCGTGGACACGCAAAACATCAAGTGCGCCTTGCAGGATATCCAGGTCTTCATGAGGCCAGCGCCCATGGAGCTGACGAAAAGGTTCATCGATCGCGAGCAGCCAAGGCTGGATGAAACGGGCCGCCAGGTGCTCGCGCGCATCCAGCCGATGAAAACCGAGATACTCGGCGAAGCAGGCATGGAAGACCTGACCTGGGGCCTGCCGGTTTCCTTGAAACGCAAGGCAAGATGAAACGGGCCCTCCGCCGAGCGCCTTCCGCTCGCGGTCGCCACAACGGTTGATCGATAGAGGCCCGGAAGGCAGGCGGCAGGACAGACCGGCTCGGCTGGTCATGTTCGATGACGACCAGCCGATGACCGACCCAGACCGGATCTTGCGTCCAGATAAAAGCCGCGCACGGGGCTGGATTGCAGGCAACGGCCGAAAACGTGACAGGTGCTGGGGTACTCCTCGGACACTCCGGGAAAGTAGTAATTACGGAGCGGCTTATCGGGAGAGGGAGGCGGTTGCGAGGCCGTAAAAGTATGAAAGCGTTATGGGGGCACCCCAAGGAACTTGCTTCAGCAATACCGGACAGGAAAGAAAAAAGCCCCGTAACTCGTTGAGCTACGGGGCTTTCCTGTTGGAGGCTGAGGTCGGAATCGAACCGGCGTTCACGGATTTGCAATCCGAAGTAAAACCCAACAATTTCAAATGGTTAACGGTGGATAATTTCCGCATCATAGCCGTATTCGTGTCTCTGGAGGCCGCTGATTAGTTGGAGGGAGAACATAGATGCGGAAATGATTTCAGCCCCCTCCATGGCATGTCCGTGCGCCACTCTCCACTCGTCGGCCGCCCTCGAATACTGGATATTCATACAGCATAATTTCCGGCCCAACAGCCCGCCGGAGATTTCCATGTCCTACTCCGACCCCCGCATCTGCCACCACCAGCGCGTCACCCAATGGCTCGCTGCGATCCGACAGCATGCCGCCTGGCTGTACGCCGCGGATGAGCAGTACCTTTACCTTGTCGGCGAGGCCAACGAACTCTATCAATGTGAAATCGTAGGGTTGCAGGACCGGCACGATATGGTCACCGACGCCCTCGGTATGTACTCATGGGCGATCGAGCACGGCATAACGCGCGAGACGCACTACTGCGCCGACTGCTGCTACGACGTGATCGACGCCGGCAATGTCGTTGGGACGGTGGATAGCGAGGGGATTTACCATGCGCCTGCCCCGGGGCGACAGCGACTGGGCTGTATCAGCCAAGATCCCCTGGACGGGCAGGTCTATCTGCGCCTGGGCCAGGCGCTTGAGCGCGCCGGCGTCGTGCGTGGCCTGGTGATCGAACTCGACGCCGGCGGCACGCTGCTGCTTGTCGAGCAGATCCCCAGCGACTTCCGGCCGTGGCGCTGGCGACCATAACCCCTCTCCCGCGATAGCCCACAACGCGCCGCTTCGCTTGCCCAAACGCGAAACATGGCTAGCCTTACCTAGGTGACTTCCTCCTATGGTCACGGAGGTTCCAGGCCCTCCTGGAGCCTCCCCCTCTTCGTCCTGCTGTGTCCCCTCGATGAATTCAGCAGCTCAGGTGCAGTTTTCACGAGGTAACCATGAAACTCAGTATTCTGGCCGTCGGCCTGCTTCTAACAGCAGCGATAGCGATGTGCGTCTATCTAGTATTGAAAGCTTCGATCAGCCTGTGAGGATGCGAAATGTGCGGAAGGCTTTCGCAGTACGCGGCACTTCACGAGTTCGTCGACGCGCTGTCGATGCGGGCCAAGCTAGTCGGCGAGCCGACCAAGGAGTTTGGAGAAAAGAACAACCTCGCTTTAAACAAGTATTTCTCGGCAGAGCACTCCCGTCAGTCTCGAAAGCTATTGTAGTTTGAAACTTTATTTCGCAACATCAATCGCCAAAGTTCATCCCGGCGTTGTTTGTGAATCTCATCCCATGCTACAAGCTGAATCTTAGCCGTCTCGTAGCACCCTTTCGCACGCATAGCCGCATAGTTTTCATCCTTCGTTACGATATGAACAGACTCGCAATCTATCAGTGTCCGTACAAACCCGTCCACATCGTATACTTTCCGACTTCGATGAAGGTCAACTAGTTGCGTCAGCGTCGTCTGGATCCGCATATAGTGCTCCAAGCGTAAGTCCGCTCCACTCTCCACGACAGCTTTATGCGACACCATTCCCGTAAACCTCCGAATGTGACGCTTTAAGCTCTCTGCCATGACATGGGTATACCAAGCTCTCGCCCGACTTGGTGTCACATTCGGCCGGCCAGCTAGCCACATAACCTCTTCGTAAACTGAGTGCAGTGCTCTTCTTACCTCAGGAGTCAGGTCTATTTCCACAGAAATTATCTCTCAAACTTATAGAAACCTGAAATTTACCTAGCCGACAGCACTGTACTAAGCGCACGAAGCTGCTTAACAAACTCAATTTACGATAGCACTCGAACAAACATATCTTTCTTATTAGCCAACAACTTTTACTCGTCTGCTTTCGAGAACTTATCCCGTCGAAAAAAAAGGTCAACCCCGAGGATACCAAGGCAAATCCCCAAGATATCAAGACCAAAGCCTGCCAACTTGACCGAGGAGAATCGAAGAATAAGCACCCAAGCCGCAACAAACACAGCGATCCCAAGCCACTTACGGACCTCCCTGTTGCGCACTAGGTGACCGACTGCAACAATGACTACAGTCCAGATGGCGAACTGGATGACATCATTCATGCAGGTTCTCCAGCACTCTGGACGATCTCCGACTTGACCGAATGCTGAGGCCCGATCCCGCCGGACACCTCCCCTTCAACGCTGATTACGACATCACCGGAGTGGTAAGTCGGCAGACTCTCTTGGGTCGCCCAACGAACTGCAAGGCCGCTGCCAACTCCAACAAAAGTGTTGATGCGTTTACCGGCTACACCCGCAAGCATACCGACCATGCCAGCAACGGTGACACGCTGCTGGTTCAGAGAGTCAGCCTGAGCTCGGGTCAGGGGCAGCGAGACAAAAACCCTCAGTATGCAAGGTCGGTCCTTTGCCTGCATCCGGTCGAAAACCTCAACCGCAAGATCAGCAGTCGCGTGACTGGCTTTCACTGACGGACAGTACTTCATGTGAAGCAGCCGGCTGCGCTCCGCCCATGCGAGGCGAATGATCGCCAAGCTGAAGTTGATGCCGTGCTGGCTGTGAATATGCGTCCGTTCGATATCCATGGCGTTCCTTCCGTGCTTCGAGCGCGCAGTTTCGGTAGCCAACAACACCGCAACCACTAGCAAAACAGCTAGCTCTCAACATCCACACCCAGACGGAGTTAGACTCAGCGCTCCGCCTCATAGGCAGCAACGCCCGTCCCTATGGCACGCCACTCATTCTGCGGCATGCGCGCGTCGCAGATGAATACCTCGACTTCGCCGCTTTCCTTCGGCTCCGCCGGCCGGATCGCTGCATGCCGGAGAATCGTCTGCATGTCTGGGACGTAGCTGCTCTCCGAGCCGTGGAATGACCAGATGCCGAACTTCCCTGCTCCACCCACCTGGTGGTCGAGTTTCACCGACCAGCCCTTGAATCGAATGACCAGCATCGCCCTGCTCCGTAGGAAAAGGCCGTAGTCTACTCCTAATTCTGACAGGCCTGGTTCGCAGCCAGGAGTTGCGCCTCGTAACCAATCCGCTGCCGCCGCTCGGCCAGCAGCGCACGGACCTTGGTCTGTAGGTCGTCGCTCTTCTTCAGCCCAGCCGCTGCCCAGGCCGGCACTTCTACCGCCGGCACTCGGCACGGCACCGCAACAGGCACTTCTACGCGCACCGTGCGCGGCTCAGGCTCGACCTGGCCGGCGCATCCCGCCAGCGCGCCCATCACCAGCATTAGCACCACCCTCATAGACCCAGCTCCTGATCAATGACCGCCTCGGCGGCCGCACACTGCCCGCCGGCGGTTCGCTCACGTACCAGGCGCTGGGCTTCGGCATACTGCTCCGCGGCCTGCTGCCGTCCCCGATCCACAGCCTGCACGGCATCCCGGGCGCGCTGCTCGCCAGCCTGACGCAGCGCGGCAACCTGCCGGACCTGCTCCGCCACTGCGTCCTCCAGGCCTCCCCTGGCGGCGCGGCAGGCGACCAGATCCGCCAGCGCAGCATCAAGCTGCGGCCGGTAGTGCCGCGCGCCGAGCCAGACACCGCCGGCGACGCCGAGGCCGAGCAGTAGCAGGCAGGCCAGCGCGACCGATAAAGGACGGGCGGAGATCACGACAGCACCCTCTTCGCCCGCTCCCACAGCGCCAGGCGCTCCGCCTGGCCGTTCGTGCCGCCGTTGATGCGCCGAGTGATGGCGGCGAACTCGCCGCGGTCGGCCAGGTCGTTAACGCCGTGACTGGCCCACCACCAGGCCGCCGACAGCGCAGCGAATTCCGGCTGCTCGAGCAGCTCTGGTTCCTGCTCCAGCGGCTGGCCCAGCCCGGCGCCGGCGGCGCGGTAGTTCGCCCGGCCGGTGATCTGTAGCAGCCCGCGCCCGCGGTACCGCCAGCCGTCGCCGGAGGCCTCGTCGCCATTGCCGTTGCGCGAGGCGTAGGCGTTGTTGGCGATGGCCCGAGGATTGCGCGCCAGGCGCTGCGCCAACGCGTTGGGCTGCCCGTCGGCGCCGAGGTATCGGCTCGGCCAGGTCGCCGCCAAACCGCGCGCGCTGTAGTTGAGGTTCTCCACCAGGCGGGTCAACTGGCTGCTTTCGTGGCCGACCTGGGCGAGAAACGCGGCGACTCGCACGGGCGACGTGATACCGAAGCGCGTCATCCCGCGATTCAAGGGGCCAACAAAAACGCCGGCTCGAGGGCCGGCGTTCGGGAGGATCTGCAGCAGTTGCTGCTCAGTGATAGGCATTCTGATCTCCAGGCACAAAAAAGCCCGCAGAGTGCGGGCTGTTCATAGAGTCTCGGGCTGCACCTCAGGAGGTGCCGGCATCGACAATCGGACATCGATCCAACTGTTGAGCGGGACATCCAGCGCCGCACCCTTCCCGAGCACCATTTCGCCGTCGTCACTGAGTGTCCAGCGCTGTTTGAAGAGACGGATGGTGACCGCCCCATCCTCAGCCTGTTCGTTGTCAGTGATACCGAGCGGGTGACCGCCGTCGGGAGACGCAGGATCGATCACGCGCCAGCCCTCTTTCGCCAGGCCCAGGCAGCCAGATATCTGGTAGACGCCGACATCGAGGCGTTGGACGGTGACGCCGCGGGCCTCTGCGTTGGCTACACCCCAAGCACCCGCAGGCTCGAAGTCCAGTTCGTTGAGGTCCGGCCTCACGCTCGCAGCAACGTTGGCGATACGCACGACCGGCGATGCCGTCCGCAGAGTCCCGTCGGTTGCTCTCGTCGTGTTCAGGGTCGTGTAGAACTCGAAAATAGGGGCAGACGAGAATTTCCCGCAGCGACCCTTAACCGTTGACGCAGGCACCTGGCCGAAAAATATCTGCGCTCCTCGCAGATCGGATCCGTCGTAGCCGATCGTCAGCACAGATCCGTTGCTAATGCCAGTTGCAGCTGAGTCAACTGTTGACGGGTCGAATATCTCGACGCTTGTCGCATAACGATGAATCGATGGAGCTCGGTCAGGACGCTCAGAACCGATTCCGTATGCGCCAACCGGCATCGCGTTTCCAAGCGACGTGCCAATATCGGCCTGGGCGGCGCTGCGCAACTCAAGCGAGCTCCTCGCCTGGGCCGGCGTCGGTGCCGTCGCCCATGGCTGAATGCCGGCCAGCGTCCCGCCCCACTGGCTGGCGATCAGGTTGAATCGATCCGACAGGTCCTTGTCGTAGCCCAGGATCGGCGCCACCGCATAGGGCTGGCCGCTGGCCGTGCTGCCCTGGTAGTTGGGTTTGATCGAGATGACAGTCGTACTGGCGACGTTGCTCACCTCGTAAAGGCGCCCATCAGGGGCAATAAAGGCGTCGCCTACCCGGACATTAGACGAAAACTGCGTTCCGGTACCGGTAACGGTCGGGCTATTTGCGGTCACCGCTACGGTGCCAACTGCATACCATGCCATTTAGGCCTCCAACAAAATTACGCTACAACAATTAGCGGCCAGTTGAAGTTAAACCCGGCCTCATCAGGAACTAACGAGGACACGAAAATCATGGTCCGAGAACTGTATAGAAATCCTATACGAGGTGGCTCAAGAGAATAGATATGCTTTAAATTAAAATGACTCACCAGAAAATAAGTGGACACTCCGTATGAATACGGTAGCGCCCACGTTTGCATGTCCATCCCTCCGGGCCAGTTTGGGTTGTGAGCATATAGCGCCCACTCTTGCGCCCCTCCGACAAACCGAATTATCTCGCGGTTACTGTCGAACATGACACGCGACTGAGCATCTAATACACACGCCCCCCAGCCCCCTGTACGAGGTAGCATAACTGCAGCGGCCTTCCACTTTCCTCCGTATACCGGTGGATCGGTATCCCGGAAGCTAGACTGGTAAAACGCAAATCCAGACCATGCCCCAGCCCCGCCCAGGTGGCGAAATCTATAAATCTGGTGAGGTCCATTAGGGCAGAAATATACATATGGCTCATACGGAGAATTAATAGGCTCTAGGTAGCTGATCACAATTTCAGCCGTACCTTGAACACCATACTCCCCACTCTCTACGACATGCATGCATGGGTTTGAGTCATCGATAATTGTTTGCCCATTGGTTCCCCGAACAAGGATACCGTAGCTCATGAGAACATTACCGCATGTAGAACATAGGTAACATTTGGAGATCCGCCTCGCAAAAACGTAATTACATTTCCAGATATTCGATAGGAAGGGACGCTTCCGAATGGGTTGCCACTTGAGATTAAGAAAACTACACCGCGAGCGGGATCAAAGCCGGGGACACTCACTGCCATTCCTTCTGTGATCGCTCCGATGGATTGCCGATATATAGTCCGCGCCGACTGACCGGTGAGGTCCATCACGATCCCTCCGGCGGCGTTTTTAAAACGAATTCCGAACGTCATAGGTCGAGATTCCCCGTCTGTACGCGAACAACCCCGTTAGCGTCGAGAGTCTTGATCGCATCCCCCGTCATCTCTTGACTACCATTGCTCCCAGTACTCCGAACAACAAGCTTGCCGGAAACGAAGTCGATATCGATTAGTGGGCGCCCTTGCGAATCAAGCGCTTGTGATTGCAAGCGCATACCCATAATCAACTCGCGGATAAAGGCTCGGTTTATTAACGCTTCATTAATAAACATCTGGCCGCCGACGATCGAGACCGGCGCCACGGTCTGCCCGCTGGAACTGTTGAACCAGAGGAACCTATCAGCCTGGAACGCCATGGTCGTCACGCTCGTGCCGCTGTCGAACCCAAGCTGGAACCCGGTGGCGTACTGCTGCCCATTGGCATGGGCCTGGAGCTTCACGCTGTACATCGCCTTCACGCCCTGATCCAGTGACGCTACAACGCTCTGCGTGGTCTGAATCGCGGCCCCGTTGGCGCTCGTTTGCGCCTGGACGGTCTCTACACGCTTCGCCTGCGCCTCGATCTCATTCGCGCGCACGATGACCTCGGTGGCTGCTCGAGCAATGGTGTCCCACCCCTTCAGTGCATCCGCTTTCTCTCCGGTAGCCGGCTCCCGGCGCGCGGCTGCTTGCAGCACGTCCAGGCTGGAGGCACTGGACTGAACAACACCGTCGAGCTCTTCAATCGCGGCCGCATTCTCAGTCACGCGTAACGCAAGGGCATCGACCGATTCGACGAGCTCGCCCACATCAGCCCAGTAAACGGGGTTCGGCGGCGGATTGCCCGCGGGAACGTCCTGGAGGGCTTGATAGAACCTGCCGTTCAATCGAACGATCTGGCCCTTCTGGTATACCGTGCCGGCGTCGTAGTACTGCTCCATCAACTGGTCGACGTTACCGCCGATTTGCTCGATGTTTTCGAAGAACTGCTCGCCGAGGGCGGACTCGACGTACTCCTTGGTGATCAGTTCGTTGTACTCGCTCGCATCCGTCGAGCTGATGCCGTCGACCCAGGCCGACCATGGGCCGACGTTACCGGTCCGGTCGATCAGCCGGCCGCGGAAGGCCAGGCGAGCGCCAGCCGCCAGCGAGGTCAGCGTGTGGGTGTCGGTCGGGTACGCGAACAAGCCCAGGGCAGTTGCGTTCTGTTCGCTGCCGCCCGGGGTGACCGACTGCTGGATCTCGGTGTAGGCGGTGTCCGCTGCGCCACTGGCCGGGAATCCCCACTCCAGGCCGATCTTCCACGGTCCGCTGGTGGTACGCAGGAACGCCAGCGCCGGCGGCGCGCCGGTCTTACCGCTGAGCTGGGTCAGGATCGAACTCTTCCAGACCGACGTGATGTCGAACGCCGACACCGCACGCACTCGCGCCAGATATCCACCAGCGTAGATGCCGGTCACATCGACGCTGGTGGCGCCGGCACGCGGCAGGCGGATCCAGTTGCCGCTGTCCTTCTTCCACTCCACGTCGTAGGCGACAGCCCCTTCCACGGGGGGCCAGGCGATGGTCATCGTGCTTACCGCCAACCCCTGATCGAACTGGTAGTGCGAGGTCAGCGTGACGCTCGCCGGCGGAGGCACCGTGGTGATCGGGATGACGCTGATCGGGCGGCTCTCCAACTTAGCGCCAGTGTCGATCGCTGAGAACTTCCCGGGCTCGTACTGCAGAGCGGTGATCTCGAAGACACCCCGCTCTGGCTGGCTGACTTTCATCACACGGTAGAGCGGCACCGCCAGGTCGGCGGCATCGAGGGTCCAGACCAGTTCCGGTAGCGGGGTCTCGCTGTAGGCTGTCGTCACGGTCACCGCGCGCCCGGCGACCGACTGCACGGTTCGCGCCTCAGCCTTACCACTGGGCAGGTTCAGGAGCAGGCGGTCGCCAGCCTTCGCCTGAGTATCGCGATCCAAGGTGATCACTCGGCCAGCAACCGCCGAGATCCTCCCGCCGATCTCCCGTCCAGCCAACAGCGCGTCAGCCACCGGAATCACCCATCCCGGCAGCGGAATCGCCCCGTCCATACCGGTACGGAACGTTACCGTGCGATCCTGGCTGTTGGTCAGGATCACCCATTTTCCGCGCCGCTGGGCCTCACTCTCGCGGTCGCAGCCAATGGCTGCCACCTCGACCGGGTTGTCGCCGTAACGCCGCTGCAGGCGCTTATCGGTGGCCACAGCCACGTCGGTGTCGTAGTTGTTCGCCGGATTGTCGTAGCTGACCAAGGCACGGCTGTAGCGAGTGCGCTCACTGGCCGAGCCGTAGCTGAAGCGGCCGTCGATGACATTGGCCCGGGTGTAGGCGAAATCGACGTCGGTGGCGCGCGGAATATCCGCCTGGATCTTCAGTTGGCCCTGGGCCCAGTACGCCATGCCGCGGTAGATAGCAGTGAGGTCGCGCAGCAGTTCCCAGGCCCCGGCGCGGCTCTGCAGGTTCAGGTTGCAGGTGTGTCGCGGCTCCTGGCCACCCTTCCCATCCGGCACCAACTGGTCGCAGTACTGGGAAATCCGGTACATCTCCCAGCGATCGACCATCCAGGCTTTGATGCGTTTACCCACACCGAAACGATCGTTGGTCACGATGTCGTAGGTGTGCCAGACCGGGTTGTCGGTCCAGGCCTGTTTCATCGTGCCGTCCCAGATGCCGAGGTAGGCCCGGGTCTCCGGATCGTAGTTGCTCGGCACTTGGACCTTCCGCCCGCGGCAGTCGACTGTGACAGCCGGAATGTTGCTGAACTGCTCTGCGCTGAACTCGACGTACAGCAGGGCCGTGTTCGGGTAGCGCAGCTTCGCGTCGATCACCTCGGTGTAGCCGGCGATCAGCATGGTGTCGGCGATACGGTTGTTGTTCTGGTTCGGCGTCAGGCGCCGCACGCGCAACTGCCAGCCACTGGTTGCCGCCGGCAGGTCGATCCGGCGGGAGCGCTCGTAGCGGGTGGTGGTCTTGCCATCGACGGCCTCGCGCAGCACCTCCTGATAGGCGCCGCCGTCGGTGGCCAGATCTACGGCATATTCGATCCGGTACCCGCCGATGTTGCCGTTGGTGTCCTGCTGCTGGAGCGCCGGCCAGGCGAAGCGCAGGCGCACTGCGGAAAGTTGGGTATTGCTCAGCGAGCGCACCCAGGGCGTATCGCTGCGCAACTCGACGTTGACGCTGGTTTCATTCTCAACGGCAGGGATGCCCGGGATGTAGTCCTGGTCCACCGACCCCGCGCGCCACTCCCACTTAACGTTGGGGAAGTTCAGGTTACCGCTCGGGTCCATCAGCGGGGTGTTGTCGAGGTAGATATCGCGCTCGCTCGGAACGCCGGCGAACTCGCCCTCGCCCACGGCGAGCAGAATCTTGGCCATCGCGACCGAGCGCAGGCTGTCGGGTGCCTCGACCGGCTGTTTCGGTTTGCTACTGCCGCCCTTGCGGCCGGCCAGGTGCTGGTGAACTGCGCCCATGCTTTCCTCCGGGCAAAAAAAAGCCCCGCTGATGCGGGGCTCCGTTTGTTCTTAGTGACTCAAGAGGAGAAGAGAGCTTCCTCTCCTACCGTTGCACGGCTGGTACGTTTGGTATCACAAGGCAACTGAATGGAATCGAACGCACGTCGGATGATATCCCTAGTCAGTCGCTGTGCCTGACTGCCTGCTGACATCTTCCTCGGAAGGGTCTTGGTGGTCGTGAGTTCCATGCTCATTTTCCTCATGGCCAGAGATCGGAATGACCTCTGCTTCAGTTGTTTGCTCAGGCGTGGGGGCTTGCTGCTCATCCATAGGTACGACCGAATCGATACCTTGTGAGTTCAGCCCAGAAGTAGGGCTTTCGTCAACTGCCCGAGCTAATGGGACCTTCAGTGCGTGACGTAGGTCAACCAGCAGCGCGCGATTGTTGGCGCCAAAAAGGTGTTTGTCAACAACCGTCTGTAAGCTAGTCGAAATCATGAACAGATCTACGGAAGGAGGCTCAACGTTTACAAACAGCCGCTCACATGCCTCTTCCCGATCAATAACGAAACCATGAGAAGGATAGCCTGTAGTGAGCGTCGAAATTGCATCAGGCCGAACATTCGAATGGTGCTTAGCCAGACGATTTCCGTACTCAGTTGCAATCCTCATGGATCTGGTGAACTCACCATATTTCATGATATCCAACTGAGAAGTAATGGGAGACATCAGTTGCCCAGTGAGATTAGTTGCAACCTCTAAGGCTTGGCGCGTACTCAACCCTCCGCCAAACCGGATATCCAAAAACTGTTGACGAAGTAACTCGATAGACTGGTAACTAATAGACTTTAGAGCCTCTATAGGATTGAGACCAGAGTGACGCTCACCGAACTCCTCTCTATTAATTATCTGAATATCCAGCGGCCCTAGATGGCCTAGATCATCCATTACAACCCTGCTCGCCCCCAGACAAATCAAAGTCCCGGAGCTCTTGCACCAACCATTAACAAATACTGTAAAGGTCCGATACTTTCGCTGCATTAAGCGAGCAATAGAATATGCAGCATCGGGATTACCCCCTGGAGTCGAAAGCCAGAGAATCACCTCCGAAGCGGGATCGGGGATTTTTGCAAGCAGAGCTTCCATCTCAATCTCATGCCCATGCTGAATCTCTCCTGCGTAGATGATGAAGTCAGCATCAATTCGCTGAAGAGCAGCCCTGACCTCCGAGAATTCATCAATGGGTTCTGCAACTTGATCAACATCAGGCTGCTGCATCCGGGCGGTCCCTTCATCACTAGCATCCAACGAAGCATGAGTAAGTCTGCGCTTCCGCATTTCAGCCCTCCGTGCTGTAGCTTTTCAGAAAATCAGAGAACTCAGATGATGGCATTTCGACTCTTCATACGCAATTCTCAGGCCTTGTCCTCGGCGTAGATCGAAGCCGAGATAATCGCCCCACCCCAGCGGCGCTTCCCATAGCAGATCGGAACCGGGTTCCCGCTGGCGGTGGTGTTTCTCGCACTGCCGAAGGCGTAGCTGGGCAAGTTCTCCGGCGCCGCGCTCTGCTTCAGGCCCTGGGCCTGGGGGCTGAGCATTTGGATGACGCCGCCTGCAACCATCCCTATCCCTGCAGGCAGCGCATACGGGGCTATGACGGGAAAAGCGTAGGAAGCAGCGATCAGCACAGCCCCAACTATCGTCTGCACCAACCCGCCACGCTTCCGGCCACGCATGACCGGAGCAATGCGAATTTCCTCGGCGCCCCCGAACTGCAGCTCATCTTCGGAAATGTTCCGTTTCCCACGGAATACAGCGAACTCCATACCTCGCAGGTGAGCATTGGCGAGGAAGCGCTCGAGGCCTGGAATTTGCACGCACAAGGCCTTGATCGCTTCAGCAGTCGACCCGACGAGCATACGGTACTCCCGGCCGAACTGCCGGAGCGCGCCGTAGAGCTTGATGGTGGTCATCGGATTGTGGTGCGCTGCGATGGTCATGCGTTTCTCCAGGTAATAAAAAACCGCCCGGAGGCGGTTTTCACAAAAAACTATAATTCACTTTTTTATAACAACAAACCCATTTAAACCAAGCCTCTTGCTCAAATCAGAACTAGCACTCGAGGCTGACGATCTATCGGAGAATGGGCCAACGTACACACGATTCATACCGTCCTTCTTAGACGTGTATACTGAAAACTTATTACTCTCAAGCTCAGCCTTAAGCTTTTCGGCTTTTTCGTCAGAAGAAAGACTGGCAACTTGCACAGACCATTCGACCTTTGAAATTTCACCACCCTCTGATATCTCGACAACCTGCGACTTGTATCCCAGCACACAGCTTGGGTTCCAATATACTTTTTCAAATACTGTCTCGGTTGTTCCTATCGCGAACCTTGTATCTCCATCGTCGATTGTAACGTTTCCGACATCTACAACATCAGGCCCAACGATCGCCGGAGCCACAAACCTTCGGTTTCCAACATATGCACCAAAAGAATTTTTTGCGTTCACGTAACCACATACGTGACCACTTTTAAGCTGCTCGTTACCGCCGTCAGGCATGAAGAAGCTACCATTGAACTTTGCAGACTCTGGATCTTTGAGCATATTTGCTACAGCCTTTTCAGCTGTCCATATAGCATTCTGCTCGGGCGACCCGCACCCAGCCAGCACCACCAATGTTCCGAGCAGGAACCATGTGCGCTTCATCTTCAGCCTCCCTGAGAAAGGCCAAAGGGTACCAAACCGCCAGCACCAAAACCCAGCACATGGCTGGGTTCGGGTGTCGCGGTTCGAGTCAGTCTGCCGGGCTACCCCCACCTCGCAATCTACTACGGTCAGGATGCGGCGCGAGCCAGCAACAAAAGCCCGGCTCGGGGCTGGGCTGTCGGTTTTGGCTACTTTCGGTAAAAGCGTCGGAACACAGTCTTGCCGTCATAGAACCGCTTGCAGGCCTTTCTCGCTCCAAGCGCACACCCCAGGAAAACCGCACCAAAAACAATCCAGAGCACGGTCGAGTTTGTAGTGATGAAAACGTAAACCGCTTTAGCAGCCCACCAACCGAATACGACGCTCAGAATAAAGAAGAAAACAGCGACCCCGCGAGGTGTTCCATAGCGGACTTCAGCTTGGCAACCTCTGCAGACGTGAGCGCCCCACGGCACTTCATTCATGCAGTGTGGACAGGTAACGGTGTGATTAGTAGCCACGGCATCATTCCCTTGAAAGGTCTATAGAGCTCGAATTCTAAGACAAAGCGTGGCGATCCCGCACTATCCTCTCGGGGACAGTCCACCCATCCAGTCTGGACGGAAAGCCAGTAACGGGATTGGATCCAGGCGTAGTAGCGTTGTGCCTCCAATGAAACGCCCCGGTCCATTGCCGGAAAGCCCATGGACTGGGGCTCGACGACCTGGGAGGTCACATGGCGAAGCAACCCGAGAATGCAGGGAAGGCCTGGACGAAGGCCGATGTCGATGCGCTCAAGAAGCTAGCGAAGGAAAATACCCCTACCCGCGTGATAGGCCTCAAGCTGGGACGGTCTGAGGATTCGATCTACGCCAAAGCCGCAGAGGAAAAGATCAGCCTGAAACCGACGAATCAGTCTCCTTACAACCGTCAGAAGTGGGGTAGGCCACGCTCGCCTCGTATGCCTGGCGCTGTTCGGTGGTCCAGTGATGGCCGTGGTCAGCCAAGGACAACGCCATCGAGTCCAGGCACTTCAAAACAATCTGCTGTTCTGCTTGCATCATTGCCTCCTGCGGCTAAGCCGCTTCATTTTGCGTCCCGATGACGCAACACAAGGCGTGTCCGGTCGAGCCATGGCCCGCCGAACACGATGATCTCTGAGGGTTTCCCATACAGGTGGTGCAACAGGAAAGGCCCGGCGCCGAAGTGCTGCACATCCTCGCCAGGTAGTGATGGGTCGTCCCCCAGGTATATCCCGGCGTGGTTCGGGTGTGCGGTGCGCCCCACCGCCATCACGATCATGTCGCCACGCTGCGGCCGATCAACCCGGACGAAACCGGCCCCCTCGAACCGCTGCTCGTAGAGGCTCGGACCGTCTGCCCGCTCCCACCAGCCGTCGGCACGCTCGAAGTGCGGGAACTCGATGCCCCACGCCCTCTGGTACCAGTCCGAGCAGACCTGCCAGCAGTCCTGCACCCCATGCACGAAGGCGCGCCCAAGCAGCGGCACCTGGTCGACAGGCTCGATGGTGCGCAGGTCGCCTTCCGGCCAGCTCAGGATGTGCCAAGTCAGGCCCGAGGCGTTGCACATCGCGACGTCAGCGGCACTCGGTCGGCTGGTGGCATCGGGGTGGCTATGCACCACGGCGACGATCTCGCCCTGGTCCTCTGCCTCTGCATACGCCGCCGGTGCTATGCGGAACTCTTCGCTGGCGTCGGCAGCAGTGTTTTCGCAGGGAACGTACCGCTGGCTCCGGCCGGAACGGATGATCAAGCCGCAGCACTCGCGCGGGTACTCTGCCGCGGCGTGCTTCTGCACGGCAGACAGGATGTGCTTGAGCATGGTCAGCTCCTGGCGATGATCGAGACGGCAGGGAAGCCGCCGAAGGGCAGTTGGTTCCCTTCACCGAAGCGCGGGATGCAACCGGTGCCCAGGCAGCCATCACACTCGTCCCGGGCTGGATCATCGGTGGGGTTGCCGTCGATGTCGAAGTACGGGCCGGTGTAGCCGCAGTCGGGCCCGCGATACCCGCCCGTCATCGCCCAGTGGCAAAGGGTGGTCATCTGCCGGCCGACCTGCTCGCCGCCAACGTCGCCTGGCGAGGCCAGTTCCCAAGCCACGTACTGGCCGTCCTCGCTGGTTTTCTGGTCCAAGTACCAGATTTCGACGATCTCCTGGGAGGGATCAGCGTCGGGATTGCCGCCTGGGAAGTTCGCCGCGTCCAGATATTTCGCCAGCGTCGTCCGGATGGTGAGGCGGAACTGGAGCAGGTCCTCGAACGCCAGACAGAGCGCCGTAATCCGGCCATTGACGTTGCCGGCGGTGAAGCTCGGCCGCGCCGCAGTACCATCGCTGTTGGCCTCGATGCCCTCGATCTGCACCGGCCAGGCCGCGTATTCGTGGCCCTGCCACCAGATCGATTTCGCCGGCAACTGGTCGGCGTTGGCGCCGGCAGCGGCCAGTTCTTGGGGACTATGCGGGATAGCGTGTCCATGGAACCGGACCACGTCGGCGCCGAAGTCGCTGCCGTCGAGTTCGAACAGCACGACCTCGCCGCCAGGCTCCAGCTTCTGGATATCGGTGATCAGTGTCATGGATGGAATGCCTGTTCAAAGGTCGCGGTCAGCCGGTAGACCCGGCCGCCGAGGTTGACTGGTCGGTACCCCGCACAGGTGTAGAAGCCCAGGCCGCCCAGGGGCGGCGTCCAGAGGAACGCCCGCGCTCCGGTGTGGCGGTCCAGGAAGTCCATCGCGGCCTTGATGGTCGCCGCCGGCCCGGTGATGGACACCGGCCAGCTCTGGGACTTGCTGTTCAGACCTTCGCTCACCAACTGCTTGTAGCCGTCACCGAATTGCGCGGACCTGGTGGCGAAGGTTATGTCGCCCTCGCCACCGCTCTCGGTGGCCCAAGTGAAGGTTTCGATTGCCATGTGTTCTACCCGTTGATGGCCCGGCCGATCGCACCGTCACGCCGCAGATCACGCGCCAGGAGTTGTCGGTATTTCTGCTCGACGAACGTCCCGATGTCGCGACCGAACTGGTCCAGGCCAGGCTGGCTGCTGGAGACGTTGGCCGAACCATCCGAGGCAATGTTCACCTCGACGTTGATCTGCGAGCTACTGCCGCCCATAGCGCGCACACCGAGGGCCCCGGACGAGGTTCTGGTCAGCGGCATCACGGCCTCTGGCCCCGCTTCGCCCATCACACCCATACGGCCGCCGCTCATGCCGAACGCAGTTGGCGTGCTGACCACGCTGTTGGTGAAGGCCCCGCCAGTGGCGAACATCTGCACGCCGCCGGCGAACGCACCACCGTTGGCGAACAGCCCGCTGTTGCTCACCAGGTTGTCGACACCAGACTGCGCGGCAGCGTTTCCACCGCCGAAGAAGCCGCCGAAGAGGGACGAAAGGGCCTGCGAAGCAGCGGCGCGCGTTGCAATCCGCGCCATGTCGGCCAGGATGCTCTTGGCGAAGTCGGCGAACGACAGCTTGCCGGTCGTGGCGAAGGTCGCGACCGCATCTTCCATGCTGCTGAAGGCGCTGGTGAGCAGGCTCTTGGTTTGGCCGGATACGTCTCTCGCGCTCTCTAGGTACGACGCGAAAGCCGAGCGCGCACCCAGCGACCAATCTTCCTGGGCGGCATCGACATCCTCGTAATACTTCGTTTGCATGGACAGGCGATTATCCAGCGCCCTGCGCAGGGCATCAGTCTCCTTCTCGTAGAGCCCTTTGCTGATACGCCCCTCATTGTGCTGCTGCTCGAGGTTATCCAACTGCTGCTGGTACTGCTGCTCGATGCTTAACCGCTCCTGCATGCGCTGGCGGGCAACATCCCCCAGGCCTATGCCGGCCAGATTACTGTCGAGACCTAGCGATGCACGCTGCAGTTGGCTGTTCAGGTTGCCCTGGAAGGCCGCTAGCTTCTGCGCCTCCGCCGTAGCCACCTTGCGCAACTGCATCTCCTTCTCCAGTTCGGCATTCTTCTGGAGTTGGGCAGTGATCTGCTGCTGGTTGGCCAGCAGCGATTTCTGATCTGCAGTCAGGACCCTCTTGCCCTTGATATCGGCCAGTTGCTGCTCCCACTTCACCAGGGCTTGGCCAGCCTCACCCAGCTTCTTCATCTCGCCGGCTTGGGCGCTGATGAGGCCATTTTGCTGCTGGAGCACCGAGTACTGCTGACGCGCCTGATCGAGGGCCTTGGTGCCGGCGTCTTCGCGGTAAGCAGGGGTTTTACTGGTGGAGCCCCCCTTCGGATCCTTCAGGCGCTCCTCAATCCCCTTGCGCAGTTGGTCGTACGCACCGCCAGAGAAATAGCGCCCATCATACTGAACTCCCTCGAGCAGAGGGCTCCTCTTACCAAGCCGTTCCGATGATTTCAGCAGCTCAAGAAACTGCGCATTGAGCTCGCGAATGGCTGCTGCCCGCTTCTTCGCGGGCGATACGTTATCAAGCTGAGCATTCAGGTCCTTGCTGGCCTGGATGAAGCGATCTTGGTCCTCTTGACCTTCTGCCTGAGCCTGTCGCCCTTCCTCACGGACGCTGATCCGCTTCTGAAGCAAGGCAATCTCTTTTTCGAGGAACTCAATGTTCTTCCGGTTCAGCGTGGAATCCGGGAGCTTCCGTGAGTCCTCCAGTTGGCCCTGCAAAACCTGAAGCTTGAATGTCTCCGGGTCTGCAGCGGTCCGGCTTTTCAGCTCCTGCCAATACCGTTTTACAGCTTTCGTCGCATCGTCCCAGGCTTTTACTATTCCACGGGTCGACGCCTCAATCTCTCGGTTTCGAGCGCTCATCTCCGAGGCCAGCGTCCCTGCAAGCAGCTTCAGGGCCTCCATTGAACGCCCCTGCCGCTCCAGCGCTTCGATTTGAGCGAAGGTGTCGACGTTCATGAAGTGGTACTGGCGGTTGTATTCAGCCGCCAAGTCCACAACCTTACCCTTGGCACCCGCCAGTTCAGTTGCGATGTCCCCAGCGCTCCGCCCGGTTACGGCAGACATTTCCGTAGCCGCGCGCGCGACATCCTCGAAAGCGCCTCCTACTTGCCGCCCTGACCGAACCAGTGCCAGGAGGGCCTCAGATGCCTCTGAGAAGTTTCCGCTTTTGCCAAGTCGGCCGAGCATGTCGGTCAGTTGCTGAGCTGTCAGTCCAGAGGCATTGCCAGTGCTGATGATCGCCTTGTTGAAATCATCAGCTTGGCGCTTTCCAGCAAGATAAGCGACGCTCAAGCCACCGATCGCCGCTGCCAGCAACCCAATTGGTGCCAAGACACCAACCACACCAGACGCGGCGCCGCCGGCGTTCACACCGATCTCGGCGATGTTGTGGGCGGCGACCCGCCAGTTACCGGTGGAGAGGGCGTTACCCAACTGCAACACGTTCTCGCGCGCTTCTTTGCTGGTCAGCCCAAGCTTGTTGATCGCGCCGCCGGTCCCTTCGATGTCCCGCCGCTTCGCCGCGATCTTCTCCAGGCCAGCGGCCAACCCGGCGTCATCCAGCCCGCCGGCGGCGCGCAGCCCACGCAACGCGGCTTCCTGCTTCTCAAGCCTGGCCAACGCGGCGGTCACCGGATCGATGCTGTTGACCGTGCGTTGCATCGCTTCGATCTGACGGTTCTGCGCCGCGACCAGGCGCTGCTTCTCGGCGGCCTCCTTGGTTTCCGCCTTCTGCAACCGGTCATAGGCCGCACCCAGGCGATCCTGATACTGCGCTTCGTCCTGCAGCGTGGTCAGGCCGGCCTTGCGCGCCCGCTCGAGCAAGCTCTCGGCGCGAATCAGATCGTCGATGTTGGCGACGTTGCCGGAGAGCGCCCGTTCCAACTGGCTGATGATGGATATCTCGCCAGCGGCACTGTCGTATACCTTCCGGCTGGCAGCAGCCTGGCGTTCACGCGCACCGGCCGCCCTGTCGACACTGCGGGCAGCGTCCCCCTCCGCGCGCGACACTCCCTTGGTGGCCTGCTCGAGGCCCTTGCTGGCGTCGGACAGGTTGTCGATTGCCTGTTCGGCCTGATCGGCGGAGTCGACCAGCTTGTCGAGGTCCTCGGCCGCCTTTACGGCCGGGCTCGAATCGACCTTGATGCCCAGTTCGGCGAAGTTGCTCATCCCGACTCCCTCTGCTCGCGGAAGGCCTTCAGCGCAGCGTCTTCCATCACCCGGATATCCGCGAATACCGCGGGTTGCTCACCAGCGGCTACGCCGCACATCTGCATCACCACCGGCAATGCGGTGTAGTCCAGGCCTGTTGCGCCACACATGCCAGCCCGCCACTGGGTGCTCATCGCCTCGAAGACGATGAATGCCGTCCAGTTGCAGGGCCAAAGCTCCATCTGCTCGTCGCTTTCGTCGAAGTCATCTGGAGACAATCCGAACTGCGCCAGCTCCTGGGTGCTGGCTACAGGCCGATAGAGCTCCTGTGCAGCGCGCTTCAGTTTCCCAAGCGCCCTCTGCTGTAGGCGCTCTGGTAGGCCTCGAGGATGGACTCGGGCACGCTGACTAGGGACGACACCAGCAGCCGAACGTTGTCCTCGGTGAACGCCTCGTCGAACCCCCACCCGGCCACAACGGCTTGTACCTGCTCGACCTGGAGGTCGATCTGAGCCTTGGTGAACGCTTCCAGAGACTGCTCGCGAGTCTCCTCGACCAGGCGCTCGAACCGCTCTCCCCAACTGCTGTAGAGGTCAGCCAGGGCTTCACGATCCAGGTACTTGAAGGTGAATGGCACCTTGATTGACTCCCCGCCGAGGCGGGGAATCTCCACACTGGATTCGAAGGTGGGGGCCTGCGCGATGCTGAACTTCTTCGCCATGACAGTTCCTTAGGGGGCAGGGTTGTAGCGAACCGGGCGGCCATCGAGAGCGATGGTCAGGGTCCGGGTCATGATTTCGTTGACGTTCAGGGTCGGGGTGTCGCTGACCGAGACGTAGCCGTTGTAGAAAACCTCCGATCCATTGCGCAGCGTCAGGCGGATCACCTGCAGCGCCTTACTCTGGTCCGCCGCCTCAATCACCGCCCACTGCGGCAAGTTGGGGTCGTCGGCGATCGGCATCGAGAACGACTGCGCGTTGCGGAAGGTAGGCAACTGGCGCTGGTCATCGTCCTCGAGGTACTGGTACTGGACGAACTGCTGTTCGCCGCCGGAGGTGGTCGGGTTCATCACCTGCTGGATCTGCTGCCAGGTGAGGACCTTCTTCGCCGAGCCGATACCGCCGCCGACCGGGTAGCGGATCACATCGGTGGTATCGATATTGCCTAGGGAGAAGGTGTCCTCGGTGGAAACTGCGACCTTGACGGCTCGGCCGTTCAGGCCAGTCCAGCCGGACACCAGCGACACGACGTCACCGACCAGCAGGCCGTGAGCATCTGCTGTAGCAACCGCTGGCTTGGCGTTGGAGACAGCGGTAATCGGAATAGCCGGGCCGTAGGTGGCAGCAATGGCCAGCAGCGCGCCGTTGGGGAGGCTTGCGGACATGGAGTTTTCCTCGTGTGGAAATGAAAAAACCCGCTCATGGCGGGTGCTGGTGTGCCCATGCGGGCGTTCAGAAGATGTCGGCGCGATAGCCGATGGAGACTGGCTTGGTATCGGCGATCTCCCCCGATATCCAGGGTCCCGGCGCTGGTGGGCTCACCACCTGCACAGAGAAACCGGGGCGAGACAACTCGCTGTAGAGAGGGAACTGCTGACCTAACTCGGCGATGATGTCTGCGGCAACGCCGGTGCCCTGCCCGCCTGGGACCACGATGCTGATCTGGAACACACCTGTGAAGCCCCGGTGGTAGCCGCCCAAGTCGCTACTGGTAGTGCCAGCGGGCAGCGTGAAGCAGCGTAGATAGATGGCACCCGGCGTCGGTTCGAACGTCACATTCGGGTACGCGACCGGGATCCCCTTGGCCTTCGCCCAGACGTCCAGGCGAGCCTCGAACAGTTGCTGAATGATCTCGTGACTCATACCTGGTTCGCCCTGACGGCGGCCTCCACAATCTGCTGGAATTCAGCGATGGTCACCCGGACCATGCCAGCCGGCGCCTGGCTGGAGTGCCCGTACTCCAGCGGTACCGCATACGGCAGGTTGTTCACCAGGTAGGCGGTATCACCGAGCTCCAGCGGCTGGACCCCAGCGGTCACTGCAGAAATTGCCTTGCTGCCAGTCGGGTCGACGTCATCAATCTCCCCCTGTGCGGCCGTGCCAATGCTGAACTGCCAGTTGGCCCGAAAGCGCCCGCCAACATACCCGCGCCCGGCCACCATCCCGTTGACGTCGAAGTTTTGGTCACGCTCCGCATTGGTCAGCGGCTTCGCGTGCTTCACGCCTCGACGTAGCTTCCCGTTCCTGGTGAAGTTGCTCGGATTCAGGTTGATCAGGGTGTTGCGAATCGCAACGTTCTCGTCGTAGCGGTCCGCCGCGGCGCTCGCCCTCTGGCGGTAAGCGACGTTCGCGGCCCACCGCTCCGGGTCACCGACTGGAGATTTCTCGATCACCTTGACCGACAGGTCCAGCATGATCTGCTGGTAGATCGCATCGCCGGCAGCCAAGGCTTGGTCGCGGAACTGCGCCACCGCTGCAGTGAAGCTGCCCTGGCGCCCCGAGTAGCGTTGACGCATGCGAGAGCCACGGGCCATGCGCTACCTCCTCGCTTGCGCGACGAAGCCGATGCCCAGGCCGGCATAATTCCAGGCTTTCGCAGTCACCACCTTGAAGGCCTCGCCGTCGAACTCGATACGGTCGCCGTTCCTCGGCGCCGGCATGTCCTGCCCCCCAAGCTGCACTGGAGACATGATGATCTCGACATCACCCTGTTGGATCAGCGAGCCGTCGATAACCCGCACGTCGTAGTCCTGGCGCATGCCGGAACCATCGAAGCGGCGCTCGATGGTTGGACTTCCACCGGTCGCCGGGTCGTACTCGCCCTGCTCGAACTTGGTCAGGCGTAGCTCAAGCCCCTTACCGCCCTTGCTCCGCGGTGCCAGCATGCGTATGGCCATCGCCCGGGAACGGTCGTAGATATCGGCCATCAGCTCATCCTCGACACCCTGACGTTGAACATACCGCCGCCGACGGTCAGCGCCTCCAGAAGCCGATCCACTGCAACGTAGCGCGGCTGCCCCTGGTTCACCGGATCGGCGTAGACCGTGGTGAGGGGCCCCACCGTCTCGGATTTCACGGCGGAGGCCTGCTGTACCGTGTCCAGCGGCCCGTCGAGCGCCAGCAGGGCCAGTTCGCACGTTGCGGCCTGCAGTTTCCGGTTCGGCCATGCCAGGCCGGTGCGTGGAAACTCCAGCGGCTGGTCCGGGCCGACCTTCGAGCCTCGGAATTGATAGCTGCGGTCGATGTAGTCGGTCGCCCTGATCAGTGCCGAGGAGCGGCTGTCATTGGAGGCCGACGCCCAGGTAGCATTGCCGCGCTGAGCGTGATACTCGGTAGCCTGATCGACGGAGACGTAGCTGTTGGCGCTGTCACCCTCAGTCACCACCGCCATTGGCTTTCTCCTCGGTCGCCTTCAGGAGGTCGCGCAGCGAATCGGGCGTGGCGCCTTCCGGCACCTCGACACCCAGTTCAACGAGACGCGCCAGCACCTGCTCGTCGTTCAACGGCGAGGGCTCCTGGGCCGCCTTCGCCTCGGCGAGCAGTTTCGCCAACGCAGCCTTGCCTGCACGCCCATCGAACGCAACGCCGAGGGCCTTCAGGTCAGCCTTGATTTCGTCGAGGGTGGGCTCGCCGTCATGGATGCCCGGAGCCTTCGCAGCACCGCTGGTTTGCAGTTCGATCAGGTCGTAGGCCGCCGAGTATGCCGGCGGCACCTCGCCGGCCACCGCATCGGCCTGTTCGAGAAAGTCACCCTGGCGATAGGCGAGCGGGTCCCGGATCGTCAGCCCATTGCGTTGGGCGAAGTCCATCTGGTCCGAGGTCGCCGGGCCAGCTACGAACCACAGAATCTTCTTCGTCATTGTCCACCTCATGAAAAGGGGGGCCTGGCGGCCCCTCTGCGGTTACTTGCTCAGCACGAGAACGCCGGCGGTGTCCTTGACGCTGGTGGCGGTGCGCTCCCAGTTCGCCGCGGTGCCGATCGCGGTATCGTTCGGCGAAGCGCCGCCAGCACCGGTCTTCCAGGTGTAACCGAGCACGCCCAGGTTGTAGCTCCACTCGGCCTGGTAGACCGAACCCAGGTTCTCCTTGCCGGTAGTGCGGTTCAGAACAGCGTCGAAGTCGTTGTTGCCGGTCACCAGCACCGAGCTCTGCACCAGGCCCAGCGAGCGGAACGAAGCCGGGTTGGCCTCGGGGTCGGCGCCGGCCGGCACGATCAGCGAGTCGGCGTCGGTCACCACGAACAGACGGCCGAACGGGTCGCGCATCACGTTCACGCCGTCGTAGGTGAACAGGTTCTCGGCGTTCGCAAGAGCGTTGTCGTAGAGATCGCTGACCACGCTGGAGTGGAACACCCAGGCCGCGATGGCGTTGGCGCGGTCACCGAACTTGAACGCCGCCTTGTTCAGAGTGCGGAAGGTTGCGGTCTCGGTGGCGCTGCCATGGGTCGCGTCGGCGTGACCGCTGATTGCAGCCACCGCGCCGCGGATGGCGGTGTTCAGCATATCCGCGACACGTGCCTTACCCAATTGCTCACCGATGGTCAGGGCCGCCAACGCCGGGTTCTGCAACACCCAGTTGTACTGGGCCGCTTCATACTCGATCGGTGGCGTGCCGGCGGCGACCTTTACCGCAGCATTGAGCAACTGCGTCAGACGAGTCGCAGCCACGTTGCCGTTGCCGTAGACGTTGCGGCGGCGCACCAGATTGGCGATCAGCTTGAAGCTGGCCTTGATGTCGAAGTCGCCCTGCGCCGGCGCGTTCTGCAGGACGATGGTGCCGGCGGATGCCTGGTTGAATTTGTCGATCGCCTGGGCGACGGTTTCGGTCAGAGCCGTGTAGGTCTGCTTGTTGAATACAGCGAGATCGAAAGCCATGTGGCCTCCTTACTTGATCGTTTCGAGGTAGGCGACCTTCTCGGCCTCGGTCTTGCAGTCGGCGAGCGACTTGGCCGTGCTGCCGGAGGGCTTGCCGCCCGGGGGCGTTCCGCCGCCGGAGTGGCCAGAGCCCTTCAGGATCTGGTCGCGGTAGGGGTACTGGTCGACGAGAATCTCCAGCGCTTCATCGAAGTCGGCGGCCTCGCCGGGACGGGCCTTGCTGTACAGCTTGTTGCCGTGGGCGTCGTAGGCCACGACATTGCCGTCCTCGATCTTCAGGTGCTTACCGAACACGGACTGCACCATGTCGGCCGGAACAGCCAGGCGGTCGGCCACGAACTTCGAGCGGGAGAAGCTGCCGCCGATCTTCTCGGCGTAGAGCTGCTGCTCCAACTGCTCCGCGCGCGTGGTGGCCTCGGTCAGCTTGGTGTCGTAGGCCTTGCCGATTTCAGCCTTCACCTTCTCGATCTCGCCGGCATCCACCAGCTTCTTCGCGTCGAGATTGGCGACGGTTTCCAGGGCTTTGCGCGCTGCGGCCGGGTCCTCGATGCCTTCGAAGTCTTTTGCGATCTTCTCGGCCTTCTCCGCCCGCTCGCGGTGCTGCTTGGCCTCTCCGTTCAAGCGGGTGATGGTGGCTCGGGTACCAACCGCATCGAAAGCGATCTCCTTGCCGTCATCCTCCACGTAAACCGGCTTGCCATCCTGCACCTCGGCGTATTGCTTGCCATCGACTTCGACAGTCTTCAGTTTCATCTCGTCTTTCTCCGGCCATCCGGCCATTGCGATGGGCCATCCGGCCCGGAAGGCGCCCCGCTCCATCCGAAACGCAGGCATGAAAAAGCCCCGGACGTTGCCGGGGCCTACACGAATTGGTGATCAGTCGGGCGCGTACAGCGACTTGAGTTGGGCTAGGCTCAGCGGGTTGCCCCGCTGGTCCAACAGGTCGCTCAAGGTGATGACGCCTCGGCGCCAGAGGTCGGCGCGGCCGGGCCCCAGCTTCTCGTCCTGGAAGGCCTTCGACTTACCCTTGAGCCATGTCTCGAAGTTCAGACTGGCCGGCACCTGGCCGTCCATCGACGCCCGGGTGCTCTTCACCTCGTCGACGTCGATGCCTAGCTCACGCATCGTCTTGAGCCAAGGCAGAGTGGTACTGCGACACCCCCAGTGCCGCGGGCAACCTTGCTTGTACGGCAACGAGTGCCCCACAGGCCTGAACTGCAGATCCCAGGTCTTCTGGTCGTAGACCATGCAGATTTCAGTGGTGTGCGAGTCCAGGGTGCTGAGCTGGCGATACCCTTTCACCGGGCCATTCTCGCCAGAATTGGCCTTGTAGACCTCCATCCTGGCGCCATTGGCCACCGCTTGGGCGCTGTTGTGGACCAAGGTCCGAGCCGCGCGCTTGCTGACATCCATGAAGCCCCTCACCGGCGGTTGGTCGCCCCGAGCCCGGCGGCCGACGATCTGGGTGACCATCTGTTCCGTGGTCTCGCCGTTCACGAAGCCATTGCGCACCACACCGGCGAACCGGAACGACACATCCGCAGCCTGCTTGAGCCACCATTGCTTGGTAGGCGCGCCCTCGATGAGCGTATTCGCAACCACGGCGCTGAGTCGGTTCTTGCCGACGCCGAGCATGATTGGCCGGCTCACCAGGCTGTTGACTGAGCTCGACGCGAAGCCTCCTTCGATGACCGCGAGTTGCCGCAGATTGGCATCATGCGCTGCAGCGATCTCGGTGTACTGCGCCTTGATTGCCTTGGCCGCCTCGTCGAGGATCGCGTTGACCTCCTTGACGTTCTTCAGCGGCAACCGGCGGCCCTGCAGCAGCTTCACCAACTCCTCGGCGAGTTCGGTAATCTTCTCCTCGACTTCCTTCGACATGCCTGCCGTGGTCCTGATCAGATCGATACCATGGTCGGTATACAGCTCCGCCAGCAGCACCTCCAAGCGAGTCATATCGCAGGCTCCTGATTGCGGATCCGCTCCTGCTCCGACTCCCAGTCCAGGTCCTCGGCAAGCATGCCGCGGCGCTGGGCCTCGTTGAACAGGGTCTGGTCTGACAACGAGCCGCCGTCACGCATGCGCTGCAGCACACCCATGGTCTCGGCCGGAGCGTAATCCGGGTCGAGATTCGGCTGGAGCTGCACGGTGCCGCCCTCGGCTCGGTTGTTCAGTGCGAGGGAGAAGTACGATAAGAACAGCACCAGGCTGTCCTGCAGACCCTGGCACATCATCGCCAGTTTGCTGGTCTCCTTCGCCGATTCCTCACCAGACTGCTTCGCAGTCATGACCTGGGTGGACTTCTCCACCAGCTTCGCACCGGCCTGCCGCATCTCCTCTTGCAGTGAGTCAAGTTGTTCCCGCGCGGTCTTGATGGCGGCGCCGGTGTGCTCGACGTACTTCATGTCGGCTTCCCGAGGCAACTTCACAGCGGAGCGCGCACCGATGGCCAGTTCGTCGCCGGAGTCGACGCCAGTCATCACCAGGATCGGCACGCAGGCGACATCAACCAGACTGTCCAGGGAGGACTGGAGCCACCAGTGCTTTGCCACCAGGTGGGCGAGTTCGAGCAGTGGTGGCTTCGCCGTGAGGAACCCGGTACGCGCGGTGTAATACGGCACCAAGGGAATGAAGCCGAGCGTGTTCGGCGTGTCCGATACCATCTCCCACCCGTCCTTGCCCTCCTCGAACACTCGATGCCGGTGAGGCTCGATCACGCGGATCTGCTCAACGGATTCGTCGGTGAACTCGTCCACCTCCTCCACCCGGCACGTCCGGAAGCGGAACTGGGTCAGGCTGTCGATACCAGCAACCTTGCCGGTCTTCCACCCCAGCACCTGGCCGGGCTCGATCAGCACCCCGTAGGGCCTGAAGCCGGCCTGTTGCTCGGCCTGTCGTGTGTTCGGCAGATCCTCTGGCCGTTGCGGTATCTCGACCAGGGCGAACTTCAGGCCATACTCCAGCCCGCCGCGGAACCAGTCCTGGGCGAACACCTGCAGATCACGTCCCTCCGTATCCACGTCGGTCAGCAGGTCGGCGATCTCCTGCGGCACGTCATCACCGATCACGACCGGCTTCGCAAACACCCGCCCCACCATGGCGCCGACCGTTTCCTCGAACGCGGGGTGCAGCGTCGCCAGCTTCAGCCGCGCTTCATAGTCCTCCCTCGTCTCGAGCTGCCGCTTGGGCAGATACGCCTCCCCCGCTTCGCGCATGGCCGAGGTGCCGCCCTTGATGCAATCGACCAGCTTCCAGTGCTCGCGCATCTCCTCGACAGCGGTGCAGCACTGGCAAACGGAATCGCTCATTGTCAGAACCTCAGGGTGGTAACAACGGCCGCAGGTCGCTCGACCGGGAATTCCTTGTGAATGAAGTAGCCCGCCGCATCGTTGGGGTGGTCGATGTCGGCCGACTTGTCCGGCTCGCCGTTTGTGCCCCACACCTGCTGTTCCAGGGCGTCGGCATAGGTCGGGCACCGGTCGGGGTTGACCCGATACCGGCGCTCGCCTTTGGCGTTGCAGAACATGGCGTTCATGGAGTTGATCCGGTCCTTGACCGGCGGGTTGGCTGCGGGCGCCGAGACGATAAAGCCGGCCTGCTTGAGCAGCGCGATGTCGGTCTCGCTGGCCCGGACGGACTTGCGAGAGTCGCCGGAGGCGTCGGGGTAGATCCTGATCTGACGGGTCGGCCGATAGTCGCCGTCGGCGTACAGCCAGAACCGCTCCTTGATCTGGCGGATCATGTCCGGGGTGTCGTACCCGTTGACGATCTCGTCGACCGCGTGCGGCAGTCCCAATCGCTTCACATGCACGACGGCGGCCATCTTGCCGACGTTGAAGTCCATACCCACGAATATCGGCTCGCCTGGCTGAACCGTCTCCTGCGAGGCGTTGAGCTTGCGCTCGTAGGCCGTGTAGATCGTGCCCGACGTCAGGTTGACGAACTGGCCGCGCAGATACGCCGCGATCAGTTGCGGCGGGTACGACTCCATCAGGGAATCGATGTAGTCGTCCGGCAGGTTCGCCTCGTTGTCGTAGGTGCTGGCCTGGACCAGTCCATACAGGTCCTGCAGGTGCGGCTTCTCGCGCAACTGCTTCACAAACTGCTGGAAGACGAACTTGAAGCCCTCCGGGGTGGTGGTGACGTCGACACGGTTGCGCAGGCCGTCCACCTTGTACCGCATCCGCGCGATGATCTTCCGCCAGGCCTGCTGGGCCTTGATCAGCGACAGTACGTCGAGCTCGTCCACCAGGGACCGGCCGACCTTGAAGCCGACGATGGTCTGCGGCTTCTCCATGGAGCGACAGATGATCGTCGTGCGGTAGGCGCTGCCGCTGTAGAGGTGAACCTCGTGATTCGCCTGATTGATCTTGGTCCGCAGCCCCCAGTCGAAAGCCACCTCCTCCATCGTCGGATAGAAGATGTCGCGGATCTGGGCGTAGGTCGGCGCGAAGTAGCCGGCGTTGATGCGCGGCCATTCCCAGGCGTGCTGGGCGAGCCCCGAGCAGCCCACCCAGGTCTTGCCGGAGCCGAACCCGGCCACGAAGCCGCAGAACTTGTGCGGGAGCGCCAGGAACTTCGCCTGGGGCCTATTCAGCGTCGGCATCACGCACCCTCGCGTCGATGATGGTCACCGCGACGCTGGTCGGCGGCGCATCGTCCTCTGGGCTCTCCAGCAGCTTCAGTTCGGCGCGCTTCTTCGCGACATCCAGGCGCTTGAGCTCCAGGTCCAGCGCAGCCGACTCGGTGCCGACGTGACGGCTCAGCAGTTCCAGGTTGCGAAGCTTGTCCGGCCACTTGACCTTGCGGAGCACGCCAGCGATGCGGCGGTCGTCTCCGCGGCCCTCGAACAACTCGGCGATCTCGATGCCGGACAGGAACTGGCGCCAGGCCTTGGGCCAGTCGCGGATCGACCGGAACGAACCGTCGTCCTCGAGGATGTCGAGCACGTCCATCTCGTCGATCTCGCGCAGGCGGCGGATCACATAGTCGGCTTCGACCTCGGTGCGCTTCGAACGCTCGGCCATGGCGGCCTGGATAGCCTGGGCGACCTCCGGCCGCTGGAGCAGTTGATAGCCGATCTCCGTCGCGCGGCGGGTGCTGTAGCCGGCCCGAATCGCGGCCTGCGTCGCGTTGAGGTCTATCAGGTACTCGTCGACGAACAGGCGCTGTTTCTTGGTCAGCGCCATGGATCACCTCAACTGAGCCTCAGGATGGGCGCGATGTTGCCCTTGTTGCGGTAGACCAGCACCAGCAGCACAACCAGTACCGCCAGCAGGTAGGGCGATATCGGCGTTGCGTGGCGCGCCATCAGCACGGCCAGGCTGATCGACAGCGCCTGCATGCCGGTCCCAGCGGCGAGGATGTACGCGCAGAGCGAGACGCCGAACCGGTACGTGGCACCGTGGCGCTGGTACGTGAAGATGCGGCAACTGATAGCGCCGCAGACGGCCGCAGCCGCCAGGGTCACCAGGTCAACCATCTTTCCGGCCTCCGATCATGCCGACGATGCGCTGCAGAACGATCTGGAGCCATGCCGGCGCGCGGCCACCGATCATCCAGTCGAGTACGCCGATCAGGATGGTGACGATCAGTGCGGCGGTGACTAGCGCGGGCAGCCCGGAGAACTGAGTCGCGCCCCGCCCGACAGCCTCGGTGGCGGCGTAGTAGCCGCCGACCCAGGACGCCAGCAGGTAGCCGAGGCGCCTGGCCATGGTCAGGTCGTGAGCCCAGAGCACGAACAGCAGCGCGCCGGCGAAGCCACCGATCACTGCATTGACGTCAACTCCGGGGATGATCGCGGTGGCAGTGAGCCCGACGGCGCCGGCTGCTGCTACTGCTCCGCTGCTCGTCGGTTCAGCCATGTGGTGCTCCAGAAACGAAAAAACCCGGCGCCAGGGCCGGGTTTTCGGGGGAATCTTTTGATTAGGTGCAACTGCGCACAATGGCAAAACGATACCCAAATGCTCGCCAAATCGTCAAGCGACCCGTTTCAGGCGCTCCCGCTGGGCCCAGTAGGCCGCCACACGGTCATGGTAGCGCTGATGGACACTGGGGCATTCCAGGATGTCTTCGCCCCACTCCTCCCGGTATGCCTCCCCGTACCGCTTCATCCTCGCCGCCCACCGCGCCAACTGCTGGTCCGACATCCCGCGCAGGCGCTCGACCAGGCGCTGCTGGTGCTGGTCCCGGCGCTCGGCGTAGGCCTCGGCGCGCTCCACCGCCACCACATCGCGGTCGACCTGGTGCCAGCGCCACCCCGGCCCCTTGCGCAGCCCGCTCTGCTTCGCAACCACCTCGGCGACCGGCCTCAGCGCCTGGGCATCCAGCTTGTCGACGTGGCGCGCCAGCCGCTCCCAGGTGCTCGCGTAGTCCCGAGCCCAGTGGCTGGGGTCGATCCGGCAGCCCAGGCGCTCCTCGATGAACAGGCATACCTCGCCCGGGCGCAGCGTGTCGCGGCCATTGACGGCGCGCTTGTGCGAGTTGATCGCCGCCAGCGCCATCCAGTAGGCCCGCTCGCCCTGGCGCTGGGTCAGTTGGCCGAGCCCGGAGCCGATCCAGACCAGGCCGTGGGCGATCGCCACATCGTCACCGGTGGCCAGCGGCGAGTACAGCGTGTGGCCGAAGTGCTGCAGCGGCTTCGGCAGCGAGCGGATGGCAGCCTGCACCAGGCCGGCGGCAAGCATGTGGGCGCTACGCCCATTGGTGTCCTTACGGTCGGGGTGTGTCTCGTTGGCCACCCGCCCCTTCTTGCCCAGCGCGGCCTTGTCGGCCGCCACCGCCAGCACTGAGCTCCGACTCTCGTAGAAGGCGTCATGCCAAGCCTGGCGCGCGCTGATCAGTCTCATTTCGACTCTCCCCTGTAGTTTCCTGTAGTCACTGCTCGCCCTCGAGGAGAGGGACGATCTTCACTCGCACGCCTGGCGTTTCACCGTAGCGCTTCCCCACCACTGCCTTCACGACCTGGACGTCGTCCTTCCAGACAACGCCGTTCAGGCCGTCGTAGATCGCCTTGATCACGTTGTCCATGTCGGGTTTCTTGGTGGGGTACAGGCCGCCGGCCAGCGCCAGCGACTTCCGCTTTTTCGACATCGATTGAGGGATGCTGAGCGCGATGTCGAGCTCGACCAGCACCGGGCCCTCGAACAGCGCACGACCTGCCATGGCTTGCTGTCCGCTGTGTGCGATCAGCCCCTCGTAGTTCGCCGTCTTCGCCGGAGTGAACATCCTGGCGTGGGCGCCGACGCGACCGATGCGAGGCCTCCCCTTCCCCGCCGGCTCGCCGGGCACAGTGAACATCACCGGTCGGAGGTCATGCATCACGGCGCACCTCCGGCGCTTTCCGGCGCATCTTGGCCAGCAGCAGTTCCCGGGCCTGGGCGCCACTGAGCCCATCCAGGCCCTGGGCCTGCATCCGCCGGCGGAGCTGCTGCTCGGCTTCATCCTCGGCCAGGTCCAGCAAGCTCTTCCCGGTGTCATGTTCGATCGCGTGGACGACGGGCTGGCTCAACGGGATGTTGTTCGCCCAGCGCCGGACCATCTCGGCGTAGTGGAACCCGAAGCGCTTGCGGAGGCGATCGTCGTTCACCTCGCCGGTGCGCAGATCGAAAACGCCGGTGGCCTCGGCGGCGGCCTTGACTACCTGGTGGCGGTAGCGGCACGCCAGGGCTTGATGGAACGCGGTGTCATGGTCCGGCAAACCGAGCGACTCCGGCTGGACGCTCAAGCAGAGCTCCCGGAATGTCGGCGCCGCCGGCGGCCAATCGAACCGGCTGCCCATGAACGTCAGCATGTTGAGCCCGTGGGCCAGTTGCTGGCCGGTCAGCCCCTGGAGCACGGTAGCCCAGGCGCCGTCAGGGTTCGGGTTGTCGCCAAAACTCGACGTCCAGCGGTGCCCGTACATCTCGGTCATCTTCACCCAGAGCCGTTCCAGCAGCCTGTCGGGCAGCCTCGTTGGCTGCGACGATGGCGTTGACGCGGTCGACGGCTGAGCGAGGGCCCTGTCGATGTGAGAGGCCGCGCTTTGCGGCACGATGGCCGGCTTGGCCTTCGGCGTTTCCTGCTTGGTTTCCATAGCTGCTCCTGTTCTGGTCGAAGCGCTGGTTGCGGAGGAGGTTCTGCGCAAGTTCGTGTTCCCACTGGCCCTGGGACTGATACTTCTCGGGGCGGTTGATCCAGTAGCTACGGAACTCGAGGAGATCCTCGTCGCGTAGTTGGTAGTTCTTCATGCCGTTACGGGTCAGTGTCGCGGGCCAGCCCCTGGCGCTGGGTAGCCAGGCGTCATGCATGGGGAATCGTTGTCCGGGCTGCGGGTCCTCGCGCGGTGGAGTAGTAGGAGGAATACCGGATACCGGAGGTGTGCCCACTTTTTCACTTTCACCTCCTCCCACATATCTGCCCTCTTTTTCCGGGAGAGCCGCGTAATTACTGGGCTCCGACCCTTCCACATAACTGCCCGCTTCATCTGCCCACTTAGTGCCCACTTTTTTTCGGACGGATTGATCCCGTGAAGCCTTCGGTAACTCAAAAATCAGGCGCCTTTCGGCCAGATTGGGGCCTACCAGACCCACCTTCTGCAGCCAGACCAGCGCCCGCCGCAGTTCCTTTTCGGAGGGCTCCCCGCCCTTGATGCCCTGGTGCGGCTCGACGTAGAGCTCCTCGGCAATCGACTTCCAAGAGATCCCGCGCCGCTCTCCGACAACGCCTGTTGCGAAGTCCATGAACGGACGTAAGGCGAACACGTAGATCTCGCGGGCAAGCATGGGTAGGCCGCGTAGCGCCTCCCGCTCCTCGTCGTTGATCTGGAAGGACGGCACGGCTACCCCTGAACAAGGCGCGGCCGGCGCATCTGGTCGATCATCCGCAGCGCCTCATCTGTCGCCGCCCTGGATTCGGAGAGCTCCCGGTGGGCCTCCTGCAGTTCCTGGTCATCAGCGCCGTCGACGAGGTTGGCAACAGCCTGCTGCGCCTCACCGTTCTCCTTGATGAGTGTCCGGAGCATGCAGAGCACCTCCGGCCGCTGGCCGGCATCGCCGCCGATCAAGCGCACCGACACGCCCAGCGGCGTCAGGATGTCGCCCAGGGCCTGGACTTTCAGGTCAGTCGGCAGCGCGGCGAGGATGCTGGGTACGAAGTTCGCCGGCACCAGGTTGGTGTCCTTGGTTCCGTCGTCGAGCCAGCGGAACACGCGGTCGGCGTTGACCTTCATCCGCTCGGTTGCATCGCGCGTTGGCGGATCGAAGACGATGCCGGTGACCAGCGCTCCCTGGATGCGCTCGTGCGCCTCCACGATGTGCTGGACGACGGTCTCGCGGCTCCACCCCTCTCGGCGGCGCCATTGGTTCACCACGCCGAGCAGAGTGGAAATGAGGGTGTGCGATTCGCTTCGCATGACGTGGCGGCTCCTGGCCAGTAAGGTGCGTTCAGGCAGCCGCACCCCATGGGAACGACGGGCACAGTTCGCTTCGGAGGACCCGACCAGCGGTGAGCGCCTCGATCTCAACTGCACGTTTCGCGGGAATTGGTCGAACGCCCGAACACCATTGACTTACGGTGGGCGCTCTCACATTGAGCTTTCGCGCCAACTCGGCCCGACTGCCCAACAGCTCGGCGGCCTGGCGCACTGCTTCTGCTGGAGTCATGTCTCTTCTCCGGGGAATGTTGGAGAAAAGAGTAAGGCATTAGCTAATCACAGACAAGCCATTGCCTAACCACACCACAACTGACGTTAAATTAGGCAATGCTTACCGGACCCCAACTCGGCGCCGCTATTGAGGCCGCCAGACTCGCCAAAAACATGTCGAAAAAGGCTCTCGCAGAGCAGTTCGGCGTGAAGCCCCCTTCTGTCCAAGGATGGATCAACACCGGCAGGATCGATAAAGCGAAGCTGATCGAGTTGATATCGTTCTTCTCAAGCGTCGTTGGCGCAGAACACTGGGGGTTGAGCGAAAAGGAGGCGGAGCTTATTGCGCCAGGTAGTTCGCCTCAGCGCCCTGGCTCATCGGCCGCGGAAAAGGTGATGGAGATGCTCCAGCGCCACGGTAAAGGGTTGAGCGGCGAAGCTAAGGAGAAAATCGCGCAGGCAGTAGCCGAGTCTCTCGATGGCGATCAATCGACGACATCGAACGTGATTCACGCCGACTTCAGCCGCACCACCCTGGTGAAAGGAAATTCGATTTCGATCGCCCAGTACGACGTGCGCGCTGCCATGGGCGGCGGTCAGGTACCGGCCGAGTACCGCGAGTTCGTCAGGAATCTGGTCGTCGACAGGGTCCAACTGGATGATCTCGGCCTGAAGTACACCGATCCGGCCAACCTCAAGATCATCACCGGATGGGGTCAGAGCATGCTGGGCACCATCGAGGACAAGTCCCCGATCCTCGTCGACGTGGGCATCACCGACTTCGTCGAGGAAGGCGTCTACGTCTTCACCTGGCTGCAGCACCTGTTCGTGAAGCGGGTGCAGATCCACGATGCCGAGCACTACCTGCTGGTGTCGGACAACAAGTCCTTCGAGCCGCAGAAGGCCCGCATGGAGGACGTCCATTTCCAAGCCAAAGTGCTGGGAGCCTGGAATTTCAGAAAGCTTTGACAGGCACGGTCATCTGGCGGTGTATTGATCTCTAACCCATGCCGCAGGAGTACCGGAAAATCATGGGGTAGTGACCGCCGGCCTGGAGGCCGTGCCCCGACTCAAGCGCGGCCTTATCGTTTACTCCCCCGGCAGTCGTAACAGCCTGATCTAGGCCTCAACCAGGGCTGTTGCTCAATGATCCGTATGTCTACCTCAAAGAGGTGCTGACGCGGCTGCCGACGTTACGGTCGAAAGACATCAGCCAGTTGCTGCCGCATCAGTGGGTACAGATCCAGCTTATGTGATCTATTGTCCCCTGTGAAACATATATAAATCACACTTGGTAGGTGAGGGAAATGGATATTCGTCTGGAGATTTTAGCGCTTGAACAGCTGTTGCTAGAGCCGGAAGCGAGAAAAAATGATCGACTGCTTAAACAGCTGCTTGCCGAAGACTTCGTTGAATTTGGAGCTATCGGCAAAAGCTGGACGAAAGCGGAGGTGATCGTGGGACTAAAATCCCAGACTTGGATCAAAAGGACAATCGAGGATTTCAAACTGCGTGTGCTTGCAGATGGTGTCGCGTTAGCAACGTACCGATGCCGTCATCATAATGCTAATGGCGATGAGTCGTTATCAATGCGTAGCTCTATTTGGAAAACCTACGAAGATGGTTGGCACATGGTATTTCACCAAGGCACGAGGGTCTCCGAGTAGATGTCGGTACCAAAGCCAATGTGCATGAGGCGGTACCTCACACATATGAAACGATTCTTTTGCTGATACGGCTCAACCTAAGTAAAGGTGTATTGGCCGTACGCTTACTACCAGTATAGATATCAAGGATTAGCGAATGAATGCTCGTATCGAAATGACGGTCAACCCAGGAGAAAATGAACGCTCGGCTATCCTTAAACCCTTACGGGCTCATAATTTTTCTAAAGCGGGCGATCCAAAATCGGAGTCAATCGCTCTGCTAGTCCGCGATGAGCAAACCAACGACATCATTGGGGGGCTTTACGGTGAGATATTTTATCGTTGGTTATTTATCGAGTTGCTAGCCATACCCGAGGAAACGAGGGGGCAAGGCACGGGCTCACGCCTAATGAATATGGCGGAAGGCGTCGCGCGTGAAAAGGGCTGCGTTGGAATCTGGCTCGATACCTTTGACTTCCAAGCACCAGCTTTCTACCAACGACATGGTTTCACCGAGTTCGGTCATCTCGATGATTTCCCACCACAGCATAAGCGTTTCTTTTTCCAGAAACGACTTGTCTAACGTGCTGCTTTAAAATTTTTGCCGAAAGACCTGCTACGCGTCTGCTCACTGAAACGCTGAAAGGCGTGAGTAAAAGTTTCGTTAGCGGGCGGGGTCCGCTTGGTAGGGCTGCAAATGGCGTCCACTTGAATGTGATGGGCGCCACAGTTAATAGCCGTAGCAAAAAGTCAGGAGTGTTAGCCAGACGGTTACAATCCTACAGCCGCTTCTCCATAATGATGGTGCGCTCCGCCCCATGAAACTCGTCGCGGATTTTCTGATAACCCAGCACGGTATAAAACCTTTCAGCTGTAATCGACGATGGCACACGTACAGCTTCAATTCCTGCGCTGGCAGCAGTCGTATGAATTACATCCATCAAGTGCCGCCCGATACCGCCTCTCTGGTGAGATGGGTCAACAAAAACACTTCTGACGACATCACCGTCGAGACCGGCAGTGCCAATAATGTTTTCGCCCAGTAAGGCAACGAAGACCCTACGCTTCGTAAGCTGCGTAGTAATGGCTTCAGGAGAAAAGCTCTGCTCAACCTGAGCGATCACGTCAGGTGGATAGTCCTGTGAATTTGACTCACGCAGGGCGGCTATAACTACGCGGCTTATTGCTGCTGCATCTCTGCTCGTAGCGGGACGAACGTGGCATTCCATGTTGATACCTCAATCCTAAAGGATTACAGCTTAGCGCATCGCAGTATGCCCTCCCCGAACGCTTACCCTGCTTGATGCGATGCCGCGTACTCATCCTATCCACTCATGCGACGACATTGCCAAGACGCGCAGATTGGTGACTATCAAGAAACGACTTGGCCGCATCGTTGTAGCCGGGCTCTATGTAGATGATTTGGTCTCGTCAGCGCACAGCGCTCTCAGTCGTACCCACGACCGATAGCGATTCGGAGCCCGCTACGCGCGGGCTCTCCTTCCGCTAGATCCTCTCCTCATGTAGACGCTGAACCACCATGTCCAGCTCCTGCACCAGTTCAATCCCATCGACCACTTCAACGCCCTCCTCGTCTCCCGCCTCCCAGGTGAGCGTAACCACTCCCTCCTCCCCCAGCGACATCTCGAGTCCATCGATTTCGGCCAACTCCTCCAGCACATGCTGCCAGGCCTCTTCCGAATCCCCCTGCGCCTTCCAGATTGACGCCCTGCGCTCCGCCTGAGCCTGCGGGCTACTGATCATCGCTGATACCCGGAGACGCAACTTCTCCACTGGCGAGACCTGTCCTTTTCCCTGGGTGCTCTTCTGCACAGCCATCCTCCAGTTACTGTTTATTCATACAGTATTTTCTGACTCAAAAATCTGCAAGCCCGCTTCGCTCACCTACAGATAGTTAGTGCGCAAACTTAAAAATTAGGCATTGGCTATTTACAATAATTAGGCATTAGCTTACTTTTCACTTAACGCCAGCAACACACCGCCGGCCAGGCCACCGAGCCGACCGCTCTTTCACAACCCGCGCCATGAACAGCTAGCCGCAACGCGGCGAGGCAGCCCCGGCCATCACCCGTGGGGCGACAGAAAGTCGGGTGAGCAACATCAACAGCAGAACGCATCGCCTCTGCGGCGACCGGCGATCAGATAGGTGCTGAGGCAACACCTACCAACGCGATGGCGACTCTTGCTCAGGGCGACCAGAGACGGCTGATCGAGGGCGAAATGCCCGAACCGTGTGAACGACCCGCACGCGATGCGCAGCGCCGCCCAGCGCTAACCGGGCAACAGCAACATTGATTTCCTCGATGCCCTTCTCGCGAGGGGCATCAGGGAAACCAACCTGAGGAATGCCAATGAAGCAGTTCGCGAAGCTGTTCGAGTTCGAAGACCTGGGCCAAGTGCTCGTGATGCTTGATCGCGGGGATGACGGCCCGGAGGTGCGCCTCTACTTCAAGCCCGACGGGCTTGGCGTCTGTTCAGTGGCGTGCAGCAACTTCCCCGGCGATGAAGACGAGCAGTGGGACTACGCCGAAAAGGGGTTCGCCACGGTGGACTCCGAAGGGGCTCACAAGATCGTCGCCGAGGCAATGGAAGTCGTCCCGGATCGCCTGGGCTGACGCCGCAAAGTCACCGAACACCAGCCCTGGAGGGCACGGATATGCTGAACATCAATGAAGAAGACCTGAAAGCCGCCATCGTCGCGAAAGCCGCAGACGAGATCCTGAGCCATGACAGCGAACTCTCAGGGCTGATTGCCAGGGAAGTGAAATCGCGCATCGACAAAATCTTCGCCGAACGCGCAATGGCCCAGGTCGAGAAAGCAATCGACGAAACCGTGCACAACTGCTTCGAGCGCGATTACCAGCGCGTCACCGCTTGGGGGCAGCCGGAAGGTGAGCCGACCAGCATTCGCAAAGAGCTGGAGCGAACTGTAAGCGGCTATTGGTCTGCGAAGGTCGATCCACGCACCGGTAGAGCCGATGGCGGTTACAACTCTGTCACCCGCGCCGAATACCTGATGACGCAAATCTGCGCCGAAGACTTCTCGAAGCAGATGAAGGACAGCGCCGTGAACATCACCGGTCACCTGAAGGACGGCCTGCGCAATCAGATGGGCAAGGTGATGGATGACATCCTCTCTGAGCTCTTCAAGGTCAAGAGCCTGCAAGACCAAGGAAAGGTCGAGAAACCGTACTGACCGCTTACCTCGCGCCGCTTCCCTGAGGTGGCCGTCACCCCGAACGGAGTCACACCATGCTGATCCTGACCAGAAGACCCGGCGAAACCCTGCATATCGGCGACAACATCACCGTCACGGTCCTCGGCAGCCAAGGCGACCAGGTGCGCCTCGGCATCACCGCCCCGGACGACGTCGCCATCCACCGCTCCGAGATCTACCAGCAGATCGGCAACGTCCGACCGGTGCCGCCGGCGGAACTGGTCGAGGCCTGGAACCGCGAGCACCCAGCGCCAGCGCTGATCGAGTACCGCCCGTACCGAGGGGCCGAACCGCAGCGCACCCGCACCGTCGGCCGGGCCAGCGTGTCGCTTGGCGGGGCGGCGGTTATCTGGATCGAAGGCCAGTCGGCGCCGGTGGCGTTGCGGGCCTGCACGGCGATCTCCTGACTTCGGCGCCTGGCCCATTGCCGGGCGTTTAACCCACGGCGAGCGCCCGCCGGTCCAACGGCGCGTACAACGGAGGATCTCACCATGTAGCCCAGCCTCAATCGGCAGATCGCCAACATGCGGTCGAGCCTGTACCCAACCGCTTTCACATAAGGCGGTGCATGTAAGTGGAGACAGGGCGCTTGGCGGCGCCCTTCTCTTTCGTGCTCCTGGCACGGCCAGGGCGCAGCGGGGAGTGATTTGAGGCGTGGAAGCTGGGAGCCGAAAGCTCCCTGGAGACACGCGGGAAGCGCGGGAACAAGCGCGCACGTGGGCGGCCATGGCCGATGAAGTTCCGGGCATCAGCACAGTCACCGCAGCAGCGGCAAACACCCGAGAAGCGCACTGATGCCAGAGCCGGAGTCGCGACCGGCCAGATCACTCCCCGCTGCGCATGCAGCGTTCCCCATCTTCGCCCGGCTCCGGCCGGGCTTTTTTCAACCTCCATTCGAGAGCACCCACCACGGCGCCCCACCGGGCACGACTGCCGTGTGCCTGGGTGCTGCCGAATGCAGGTGAACCACGGAGAGCATCCCAATGTGGACATACCGCGAGCGCCGCAACCGCGCGGCTTTCAGCAACGCGCAACTCGCTTACGACCGTGCCGTCGACCCGCTCTGGGACCAGCCGGAACCGGAGCCCGAGGACGAAGAGCAGGAGGACGACGATGGCCTTCAGCAATGAACGCGCGGTTCGGATGATTGAGGAAGGCATCACGGCCATGCGCCGGTCCCACTTCCCGCGCCCCGAACAGAGCTTCCTCCACGGCCAGATCGAACTGGCCTACGCAGTGGACTTCATCGACACCCGCCTCTACGACGACATGCGCCGCCGGCTCGACGCCGCAGCGGATTCGCGCTGGGCAGAACTCAGGAGCACGAACACATGACCACCCGCCCCGTTCGCTCGATCATCGACGACCAACTCGACGACCTGGTGATGCCTGCCGGCGCCGACATCGCCGCGGTGCTCGGCCTGCCCCGCGAGACCCTGGTGGTGAATCTCCCGCGCCGCATGGCACTGACCATCAAGCGCGGCCGGAAATGCCTGGGGGTGCGTCGTGAACGCGAAGCGTAAAGCCACCCTCCTCGGCGCCCTGGCCATGACCGCCTTCTACATCCTGCTCATCTTCGCCCCAGCCTGGGGCGGTCTGATCACCGCCGAACAACCCGCCACGGCACCCATCGCCGGGAAGTGAGCCAACCATGCAAACCATCACCGTGCGCGCCTCGTCCTGGGGCGCGCTGTTCGACTGCGCGTTCAAGTGGGAGGGCGTACACCTCCTGAAGATGCGCAACCCGTCATCCCCCCGGGCGCTGCTCGGTACCGCGATCCACGCCAGCACCGCCGCGTTCGACTCTGCGCGGGTGAACGGCGAGCCGATCAGCGCCTACGACGCCTCTGAACTGCTGGTGCACACGCTGCAGCAGCCGGAGTTCGAGGTCGACTGGCGCGGCTCCGACATCAGCCCGCGCGAAGCCGAGTCCACCGGACTGACGCTGCACACGAAGTACTGCAACGACATCAGTCCGCGCTACGACTTCGTCGCCGTCGAGTTGACGACCAAGCCGATGGAGATCGACTGCGGTGGCGGCATCCTTGTCCGCCTGACCGGCCAACTCGACCGGGCCCGCATCAAGCGCGATAGCCACGGCGTCGGCATCGCCGACGTGAAGACCGGCGGCGCCGCGGTGAGCCAGGGCGTGGCCAAGACCAAGGGGCACAAGGCCCAGATCGGCACCTACGAACTGCTCTACGAGCACACCACCGGCGATGCGATCACCGCGCCGGCCGAGATCATCGGCCTGAAGACCAAGGGCAAGCCCGAGGCGGCGGTCGGCGAGATCGTCGGCGCGCGCCAGGTGATGGCCGGCAGCGAGTCGCACCGCGGCCTGATCGACTACGCGGCGGACATGTTCCGCTCCGGACTGTTCCCTCCCAACCCGCAAAGCCCGCTGTGCAGCCAGAAGTACTGCCCGCGTTGGAAATCGTGCCCCTATAGGGATGGCTGAGCCATGAAGAAGCTGACGGAAGAACACAAGCGGAGAATCGGCGAGGCGAATCGCTCGCGCTCCAAATCCCGGCGAGACCTCCAGCTTGAGGCGAAGGTATTCGAGCTGTACGCGTCCGGGAGAAGCATGAGCGAGGTCAGCCACGAAACCAGCGTACCAGTGGCAACCATCCACAGATGGCTGCGCCGCGAGGGCGTGGAGATTCGAAAGCCGGGTGACTGGCACCGAGGACGCACATGGAGCGAATCCAGGCGGCAGCACCACCCGGCCAAGCAAGGTCCTGCTGAAGGTTCGCCAACCGGCTACGACATCCTCACCCAGCGAGCCATAGGCAATCGATCCATCAAGAAATCCGGATATGTGGTTGTGCATGTTGGCCGCAAGCAGCGGCGCTACGAGCATGTCCTTGTCGCCGAAAAGGCTCTCGGGCGAAGGCTCCGCGATGGCGAAGTCGTCCACCACATCAACTGCATCCGCTCCGACAACAGGCCAGAAAACCTCCTGGTCTGCACCCGCGAATACCACCAGCAACTTCATGCACGCATGCGCCGTCACCCCTACTGGTCCGACGTCGAGCGTCGCGCCAAAGCCAACCGACACGAATGAGGAAGCCCATGAGCCAAACTACTCTCGCAAGCCTGCAGACCACCGCAGTTGCAGCCAAACCGAACGACGCCCCCATGTCGCTGCTGACCGGCGCCGGCTTCGACCAGATCCAACGCGTCGCAAAGGCGCTCAGCGCGTCTACCCTGGTGCCGGTGCAGTACCGCGCCTTCGCCGAGGTGAAAGAGTACGGCAAGGTCACCGGCTACACCCCGAACGGCGCCGGGCTGCCGAACTGCATCGTCGCTCTGAACATGGCGCAGCGTATGGGCGCCGATCCGCTGATGGTGATGCAGAACCTGTACGTGATCGAGGGCCGGCCGAGCTGGTCCAGCCAGTTCATCATCGCCTCGATCAACAGTTGCGGCCGTTTCAACCCGCTCCGCTACGACCTCAGCCAGCCGGGCAAAGAGCAGGAGGTTTCCTATAAGGCGACCACCTGGAAGAACAAGCAGAAGGTCGAGGAGACCAGGACCATCAAGGTGCGCCATCAGACCTGCACGGCCTGGACCACCGAGAGGGGCGTTCAAATCCCGACCTTCAGCCCCGAGGAGCTTCGCAAAAAGTCGATGCTCCAGTTGTGCCGCGAGTACGGAGTGCCCGTGATCGAAAGCCCCGAAGTGTCGATTCAAATGGCGCTCGACGAGGGCTGGCTCACCAAGAACGGCAGCAAGTGGCAGACCATGCCCGAGGTGATGTTGCGCTACCGCGCTGCCAGCCTACTGGGCCGCCTGTATGCGCCTGAGCTGCTGATGGGCCTGCAGACCGTCGAAGAGGTCAACGACTTCATCGAACCGCGGGACACCGATATCCAGGGTGAAACCGTGACGGTGCATGTCGATGATCTCCGAGATAAAGAACCGGCGCCGCCGGCTGTCGCCGCCGAAGACGATGGAGACGAGCCCTCTCCGCCGGACGGCGTGAACACCGAGACGGGCGAAATCACCGAACCCGCCCCGGGCCAGCAGCCGGACACCGGCACCGACGAGCTCAATCTCGAGTAACCGGCCATGCCCAGCCGAACCATCGAAGAGCAGTTCGACCGTGTCGAGGAGTTCAACAGCCTCCTCGGCGCGGCGGAGCTGAATGCTGCCACCACCTGGGAAGAAGAGTTCACCGCCGACCTGCGCGCCAACTTCCAGCGCTACGGCCCGCGGATGTTCCTCAGTGAGTCCCAGCACACCACCCTCGAACGCATCGCCAACCAGTAGGAACAGCAGCCAATGACAGCCCAAACCGCCGCAACTATCGCTCAAGACCTCGTAGAAGAGTTCGACGAGGAACAGCCCGCCACCGTAGTTTCCCTCGCTGCCGAAACGCTCGGCCGCGACCTGCTCCAGGCCCTGCTGCAGGAGGTCCGCGTCCTGCCGGATGTCTGGCCGAAGCTGACCGAAAAGAAACAAGCCGACGTCATCGACCGCCTGCGCAGCACCGTAGAGCGCACCGTGAAGTATGCAGTCAAGCTGATTTCCGCCGGCGAGCGCCCGGCCATCGGCGGCATCCTGGAGTCGGTGGCGATCAAAGAAGGCATCAAGGCGACCTTCAAGGTCAGCCAGTTCGACCCGCTGCGTCACGACCTAATCGACCGTGCCGGCAAGGTCTGCATGCTGGTGGTGGCCGACGCTGAGGAGTACCTGCAGGGCATGGACACCGTCGTACCCGATCCCGACCAGAGCGCCCTGGCGCTGGACGAAAGCGACGATGGCGACGACGCCGGCGGCACTGGCGCGCAGGACCCGCTCTACATTGAAGCGGTCAGCCATGTCATCGACACACGCCGGGTCAGCATCAGCGGGCTCCAGCGCTACCTGAAAATCGGCTACAACCGCGCCGCGCGCATCGTCGAGGAAATGGAAGCCGCCGGCGTTGTATCGGCACCGAACTCCAACGGCGAGCGCGAGGTGATCCTGCAATCACCGCCGGAACCGGAAAAAGACCTGCTGAGCAGTGCCGCCGAGCCCGGCGCCACAACCTACGGCGGCCACACCATCGACGACATCACCGTCCTGGTGCTGCGCAAAGACGAGATCACCCCGGGCTGGCTGCAGTCGCGCTTTGCGCTGAGCACCGACGAGTCCTTGGCTGTCGCCCTGAAGCTGCTCGACGACGGTGTGATCACGCTCGCCACCGAAGGCGAATCGCCTGACCTCAACACCTACCGCGTCGCCGTTGCCACCAAGGCGCCGGCCGAAGAGCCCATCACCCTGGAGTGAGCCATGCGCATAACGAAACTCGAAACCACCAATTTTCAAGGGCTGCGTCATGCGGCCCTTGATGTTTCTGCGCCGGTGCTCCTGGTGGCCGGCCATAACGGCGCCGGCAAGAGTTCGCTGCTGGACGCCATCGCCATGGCCTTCAACGGCCAGCCGCGCCGCGTCTCACTGAAGAAGGAGATGGACAAGCTGGTAACCGAGGGCGCCAAGAAGGGCGAGGCACACGTCGAGTGGCTGGACGATGCCGGCGAGGTGCAGGCCTGCGGGGTCGCGCTGCCTAGCGGCAAAGGCTCCCCGCTCGCCGACTCGCCGTTCCTGCCGTTCGTGCTCGACGCCAGCCGCTTCGCCGCTCTGGACGCCAAAGATCGCCGCCGGGTGCTGTTCGACCTGACCGGCGCCAGCGCCAGCCCGGCCGAGGTCGCCAAGCGCCTGAAGGCCAAGGGCATCGACCTGGCGCTGTTCGAGAAGGTGAAGCCCCTGCTCCGTTCCGGGTTCTCCGCCATGGTCGGCCAGGCAAAGGACTACGCCAGCGAGGCGCGCGGCGCCTGGAAGGCAATCACCGGCGAGAACTACGGCAGCGAGAAGGCGAACGGGTGGGAGCCGGAGGCGCCGCCGGTCATCGTCAGCGAGGAGGAACTGGAGTCGGCGCGCATGGAACTGCGAGCCACCGCCCAGGACCTGGACGAGGCCCAGCAGACCCTGGGCTCCAGCAAGCGCGCCCACGCCGACGCCCAGGCGCGGGCCAGCCGCATCACCGCTCTGCGCGAAACCGCAGCGCTGGCCGACCGCCGGCGCAACAAGCTGGCCGCCGACGAGGCCAATCAGGACGAATGGTCGGAAAAGGTGATGGCAGCCGAGGCCGCCGCCAGCGGCGAGCCCGCCCACCAGCCGCTGACCTGCCCTCATTGCCAGGGCGCCGTGGACCTGCAGGCCGGCCAGTTGGTCGCGCACCAGCCACCGGCGAAGGTTGCCGATCCCGAGGCGGCGAAACGCCTGGAGGAGTACCGCGGGTATCTTGCCAGCGCTCAGCGGGCCGTCGCCAACAGCCAGCGGGACCTGAAGGAGAGCGAGGACGCCGCCGCGCAGGCCGCCGCCCTGGAAGCCGAAACCGCCCAGGCGCCCAGCGCCGAGGCGATCGCCAACGGCGAACAGGCGATCAACGAACTGCGTCAGGCGCGTGATCGGCAGCAGGCCAAGGTGCAGTCGCTGCAGGAAGCGTTCAACGCCGCCGCGCAGCGCCAGGACGTCATCAAGCAGGCCGCCGGATTCCACGCCGAGGTCTGCGCCTGGAGCGCCCTGGCCGATGCCCTTTCCCCCGCGGGCATCCCGGCTGAGATCCTGGCCGACGCGATCGGACCGGTGAACGAGCTGCTGCAGCGCCTATCCGGCACCGCCGGCTGGTCGCCGGTACAGATCAGCGCCGACATCGACGTCACGTTCGGCGGCCGGCTGTACGGCCTGCTGTCCGAATCGGAGCGCTGGCGGTGCGACGCGACGCTGGCCCTGGCCATCGCGACGATCTCCGGCCTGCGCCTGGCGTTGCTGGATCGCCTCGATGTGTTGGACCTGCCGAGTCGTAGCCAGGCCCTGACACTGCTGCGTGCCGTGACGATGGACAAGGAAATCGATTCGGTGATCGTCGCCGGCACGCTCAAGGAGGCGATGGCGAAGACGCCGACCTGGCTACAGGCGGTCTGGATCGACGCCGGGCAACTCGCCGACCAGCAGCAACAGGCTGCGGCCTGACCCTCGATACAGCGCCCCGCCCGGGGCGCTTTCTCTTCCAGCAAGCACGCACCGGACGCCGCCCTGTGGGCGATTCAACCATGCCTCGTGGGCCGCCCTGTCAGGCAGGGCGGCGTCCAGTGCCTGTTCACGGAGTGCTGACGTACTTCTAGCGGGTCGCGTACAGCCTAACGACTCTGGGTGTTGAGAACCTCATAGTTACCATCTGCATGCGCCTTGGTTACCCAAGCGTTCTTTGTCGACCTGGCTTGAGCCTTGGATCCGCTCAAAGTTTGGACCACTCGTCCCACGGCCTTCGATGCAACAAGTGCAGCGCTTTCAACCTTGGTCGGAGAACCCCGATAGCCTGCGGCAGACCGAAAATGATTGAGGATGATGTCTTGTTGATAAGCAGGTGTTTGCTCTCCACCGATTGTTGATGCACCCACCGTCTCATACCGGTAATAGACCTTGGTGTCATCGAACACGATCTCGACGATTCTGAAGTCAGGCATCTCTCCTCCTTGATCCGGCCCCATGCCGGGCCTTCCAAATCTAACTCCAACGACATCACTGCGCCATCACGCATAGCGCAGTGCGTCCTCACGTTCGCGAAAAGGAACCCGCCGCATGACTTCCCTCAAGAAGCCCTCCCCGCTCGACTTCAAAACCCAGTACGGCCTGGCCCTGGACGCCGCCGACGACGCGATCATCGTCGACCTGTTCGCCGGCGGCGGTGGTGCGAGCACCGGCCTGGAAATGGGCCTGGGCCGCAAGGTCGACCTGGCCATCAACCACAACCCGGCCGCAATCAGCATGCACGAGGCCAACCACCCGCACGCCGAGCATCTGCCGACCGATGTCTGGGGCATCGACCCCATAGAGGCCACCAAGGGCGCCACCGTGGGCTGGCTGCATGCATCGCCGGACTGCCGGCACCACAGCCAGGCCGCCGGCGGCCAGCCGCGCAAGAAAGAGATCCGCGACCTGTCCTGGGTTGTTGTGAAGTGGGCCGGCAAGCTCCAGAAGCTCGGCCGCGGGCCCTGGGTCATCAGCCTGGAGAACGTGAAGCAGATCCTGCAGTGGGGCCCGCTGATCGCCAAGCGCGACAAGTCGACCGGCCGCGTCGTGCGCCTCGACGGCACTGTAGCCGGTACTGGCGAGCGGGTACCACGGCACGAGCAGTTCCTGGTGCCCGATCCGAAGCGCAAGGGCCGCACCTGGCGCCAGTTCCTGCGCGCCCTGGACGGCTTCGGCTACCACGTCGACTATTGGGTCGAGCGCAACTGCGACTACGGCGACCCGACCACCCGCCAGCGCTTGTACCTGGTGGCCACCGACGGCGGTTTCGAGCCAGTGGCGGCGGAGAAGACCCATGCCGCGAAGCCCAGCAAGGGGCTGAAGCCGTACCGCACAGCCGCAGAGTGCATCGATTGGAGCGACCTCGGCCAGTCGATCCGCAACCGGAAGAAGCCGCTGGCGGAGGCCACCATGCGCCGCATCGCGAAGGGTATCGAGAAAGAAGTGCTCCAGCGCGCAAAGCCCTTCATCGTGCCGATCGCGAACTGGTCGCGCGAGGCCGTGCATCCGGTGGACCAGCCGCTGAACACCATCACAGCGAAAGCTGACTGCGGAGTGGCCACCGCGTTCATGGTCCAGGCCAACGGGGGCTACAACACCACCCACAGCCGCCCGGCCGACGCCCCGATCAGCACTATCACGAACAAGGGCAGTCAGCAGCAGCTCGCCACGGCACACCTGGTAACGCTGCGGAAGGGATCGCATGGCGCCCCGGTGGACGGACCGCTGGGCACGCAAACCGGCACGGACCACCACGGCCTGGTCAGCGCCCTGCTGGTGACGAATACCACCGGCCACAGCAGCACGCCGGCGGACCAGCCGACGCCTACCGTGGCAACCGGCGGTCACCACATGCTGGTCACGCCGGAAATGATCGCCGGCAGCCTAACCCCAGAACAGGTCGAAGGCGCCGTATGGGTGGCGGCGTTCCTGATGAAGTACCACGGCATGGGCGAGAACATCCGTCCGCTGGACGAGCCGGTCAGCACCGTAACCACCAAGGACCGCTTAGCGCTGGTCACGGTCTGGATCAGCGGTAGCCCCTACGTGATCGTCGACATCCGGCTGCGAATGCTGAAACCGCGCGAGTTGTATCGCGCCCAAGGCTTCCCCGACAGCTACATCATCGAGCGGGGCCACAACGGGCAGCGGTTCACTCTATCCCAGCAGGTCCACATGTGCGGCAACAGCGTGAGCCCGAACACGATGGCCGCATACGCCCGGGCGAACGACCCATGGAAGCGGCTGCTACGGCCAAGGCCGCAGCAGGTGGCGGCGTGATTGAGAGAAGGACTGCGCGACGCCCTCATCACCCCGCGCCAGCAGCCCAAGCCCAGGCGCCGGCATCCCTGGATCCGCTCACAGAAGGAACACACATTCTCCGACTGTTCAGCGCCAGAAGGCTCCGGCATGAATCGTTACTTTGAGAATTGATAAGCCAACCAGGTTGCCGGCCAGAGAATCCAAATTGCGGCGGCAAACACAGCAGAAGGCTTCCTGTTGCCAACGCTAACGAGTGCCCCCATGGCAACCATGCATACGATAAGAGCAAGCGGCATCAGCCAAAACAAATGCCAGACCTTAGTTGCGCTAAACGCGGTAACTCCGATCATGATCCACCAGTGAATCACTGCAGCAACTGTTGAAAGAAAGCGAGTTTCAGGCCTAAACAGCAGTCCAATCGTCCAACTGATAGCGAAAAACAGCACTACACCCCAAGCAACATAGGTCACTCCCACTCTCCTTGTCTGGCTAAACGTATGGCTGCCGGACGTTATCCCAATTTATTGCATTTCGCCATCAGGCGAGAGGTATTCTCTATGTCCGCAGAAAAGCCGCGGGAGCGGCCAATCCTGTTCAACGACCAGATGGTCCGCGCCATCCTGGAAGGTAGGAAGACGGTCACCCGCCGAGTGGTGACGCCGCAGCCCGACTTCCTCGGCTCAATGGTCGATCCCAATACGCCATTCAAGACGCTTGATGCCGGCCTGCACGCACGCATCACCTGCCCCTACGGCCAGCCCGGCGACCGGTTATGGGTGCGCGAGACGTGGACTGACGTGAACATGTGCGGCGCGCCGGCGCTGGCATATCGGGCGGACGAGGATATTCGCGATCTTATGGAAGAGCCGGGCTTTCTGGATGATCGCGGAGCCTTCAACTACGACGACCCGCGCGTCAAGCCATATCCATTCGCCTGCTGGTACGCCGAACTTGATCAGGCGCGCTGGCGGCCGAGCATCCATATGCCGCGTTGGGCCTCCCGCATCCTGCTGGAGCTCACCGCCGTTCGCGTAGAACGACTGCAGGACATCAGCGAGGAGCAGGCACGGGCCGAGGGATATCCCGCCGAGCGCGAATGCGAAACGGGCGGTAGTGGCTTGGATGCTTGGCTCTGGTTCCGCTCCCTTTGGGGAGAGATCAACGGCCCAGAGGCTTTCACCGCCAATCCCTGGGTCTGGGTCATCGAATTCAAGCGGGTGACACCATGAGCGACCTCTTCTATCTCCAGGACAGCCGCAGCAACGTCGGGAGCCGAGCAACGTTCTGGCGCGCCGGCGGCGGCTACACCACCAACCTCGACGAAGCCGAGACGTTCACCCTCGCCCGGGCCGTACGGCAATACGAGTGCCGCGAGACCGATCTGCCCTGGCCGGTCGACTACGTGCGCGCCCGGGCTGAACTTGGTGTCGATCACCAGGACCTGGACCTGTCCCGGACGCAGGCACTCGCCGGCGCGCCGGCGGACGACCGCATCTACGTCGCCTACGACAGGGACTGGGACGGCAACTGCCTGGTCTGGGTACCCGAGGCCGCCGGCCGGACATCCAACCTGGCCGCCGCACGGACCTGGCCGCTCGACCACGCCGGCATACTCACCGCGCGCGGGCGCGCGCCCTGGCCGAAGTCCTACATCGACCAGCATGCCAGGCCTGTTGCTGTGGCGGCCTCCCTCAACCACAAGCAGGCCCTCCGGCTCTTCGGCCTGAAGCTACCCAAGCCGGAGCACCAGGGCCAGCGCCGCCTGAGCTACAGCACCAGGCTGAATTGCAGCGGCTGCGGACGCTTCATCACAGAGCATCAGCGCTTCGACGACTGCCCCAACTGCGGGGCAAGGAATGCACCATGACCAGATCCAAGCTGGTGCAGAGCGAGGCCGAACTCTGCGCGGCGTTCATCGACGAGTTCAACCGAGTCCCCGGCTGGACCTGCTACCCGGAGACTGCCGGGTTCGACATCCTGGTGGTCCATGAGGATGGCCGGCAGATCGGCGTAGAGGCCAAATTGCAGTTGAACGCCAAGGTAGCCGACCAGATCCTGCCGCAGTACTGGCAAGACCGGTACGGTGCGCCAGGGCCAGATCACCGCCTGGTCATTGTCGGGCGGATCACCGAGGCCAGCGCCGGCATCAAGCGCCTGCTTGAAATGTGCGGCATCGCAGTGCTCGCGCCGTCCCGCGGACACCGTCGGCGCGACGGCAAGTTCGTCGACTTCCCCGAGTTCCACTTGCGCTACTGGCTCCAGCACTTGAGCGGGCCGCAACTGTTCGACTGGAACCCCGCTGAACGCTGCCACGTCCCGATCGTTGTCCCCGACGTGCCCGCCGGCGTTCCGGCGCCGCTGCGCCTCACCGAGTGGAAGGAAGGCGCGTTGAAAGTGATCGCCACACTACGCCGCCAGGGCTTCATCACCACGAAGCAGATCGCCGAATGCGGCGTCAGCGCGACGAACTGGACACGATCCTGGCTCGACAAGGGCGCCGAGCGCGGCACCTGGGTTGAGTCTGCCCGCATGCCGGCGTTCGACCAGCAGCACCCCGAGGCCTTCACCAAGATCCAGCAGGCGCTGGACAAGAGCGCCCAGCCCACCCTCTTCACCTGAGCCAACCATGTCCAACTACTACCCCAAGGGCGGGCGCTGCCGCGCCTGCGAGCGACGCCTGGACGACTGTTCGAGCCTCGACTTCAGCGCCATGCCGGTCCACCGCCGTGACGGCCCCGACGTGATCGTCATCTGCACCGAGTTTCGACAGACAGCCCGCAGACCAATGGATAGGTCTGCGCAACCGGAGACACCGCAATGTCATCTACCCAGCACCAACTGATCGAGCAGTGCGCCACCCGCCTGCGCGGCATCGTCGAAGCCCTGGACAACATCCACGACAACACCCCGCACCGCTGGTCGACGGACCTCGACGACGTTCACTCCTCAGCCGAGAGCCTGCTGGCCCTGATCAAGGACCAGGCGCCGACGCAAGCCGCCCAGGGCCTGGCCGGCGCCGCCCTGGCGCAACCCTCCCCATTGCAGGCCGAGCAGCCCACCGCCGACGACTACGAGGAAGTCCTGGCCGATCACCGTCGTCTGGTGCGCGAGTTGGACGTGCTGCTGAACGGAGAGGAAGGCGCCGCCAAGCAGGCAAGCCTCTGCGATCTGGTCGCTCAGGTTCGCACTCTCCGGCTGGTTCACGACAATAACGTGCCCACCGACAACCTGGGTCAGTCCTTGCTGATGCTCGAATTCGCCCTGATGTTCGCCCTCTGCAACTTCCAGCACGCCGGCAGCCGGAACGACGTGAAAAAGGCGCAGACCCGGCTGCAGGAAGTCCTGCGCTTCCTCTCCGGTAAAGCCAAGGGCTTCCACCTGAACACTACCGAGCTGGGCTATTGCGCCGAAAACCCGGACGTGCTGCGCGCCCTGGCCTATGAACACGACGCCCGCGCTGCAGCGGCCGAGGCTATCGATCTGTCGGGCGCCGTCAACACCCACGAAGCCCGTGCCGCCGTGCTCCGCGCCGAGGCCAAGCGGATCGAGGATGAACTGTGATGGCAATCTACGAAGTGGTGAGTGGCGGTGACCGCCAGAGCTTGTTCAAGCGCTTCATGCACAAGAGCAAAATGCAGGCGATCAGCGAGCTGGTCGACATCCACCTGCTGCACTGCCGCCGGATCGAGAAACTGGAGGCGGAGCGCGACGCCGCCCTGGCCAGGGTCGCGGAGCTGGAGATGCTTCTGCGCAAACTGAGCACCAACGGCCTGATGCAATTCAGCACCGTAGATGAGGAGATGGCCGTTCAAGCCGCGCTGGGCGGCGCCCCTGTAGCCCAGGCTCAGCACAGCGTGCCGGAGGGGTGGATGCTCGTCGAGTGCGGAATCTGGACGCAGGAACAGGTGGACGAGATGCAGAAGACAGTGGCTCGATTCCGCAATTCAGAACTCGTCGACGACCGCGCGCTAGCGATGGCTGTTGCTGACGCAGGCCAGTGCAAGGCTCCAGAGATATCGCTGGCCGAGCTGCTCGCCGCCGCGCCCGGCAAGGAAGTGCCTCAAGCCTGGATCGACGTGCAGGCAGAGCGCCGCCGGCAGATCGAGGCCGAGGGATGGACGCCGAAGCATGACGACGAGCACAGCCACGGCCAGATGGCCCGCGCCGCCGCCTGCTACGCCCTGGCCGGCTCCAGCGCTCCGAACGATGAAACCGCAGCCCTGTTGGTGTCGCTTGCCTGGCCCTGGGATGAACAGTGGTGGAAGCCGAGCACCGCACGACGCGACCTGGTAAAGGCCTGCGCCCTGGCGCTGGCCGAGATCGAACGTCTCGACCGGGCAACGGCGACTCAGGGAGGGCCGCGCGATGCGTAGAGCACTGACCGCCCTCGGCATCATCGCCGCCCTCGGCCTGGCCGTGGTGGGGCTGGTGGAGATATTCCCGATCGTTCGCACGCTGGCGGCCTGGCAGACGGGGTGCTTCGGATGAAGCAGAAACCAGGCATCGCACTTCCCCGCTGGCTCCTGCGGACCACAACGATGCAAATGCACAGCGTTGACGTGGTACTGGTCATGGCCCTGGTGCTCCAGCACCACGGCACGGCCGACGCTGTTCGCCGCGCCGCCGGTCAGCTTCGCGACAGAGTATGTGCCGAGCACCGGCCCAAGATGACCGCGCTCATGCGCATGCAAGACGACGTGGCGGCGCTGCAGGTGGCGCTCAACATCGTCCAGCGCGCCACCGACGCCCTGGGCATCCTGGCGGGAAAGCCGTTTCCGGCCAGACCTTCGCCCAGCGAAAGCCCACCGGATCAGGGGCACATGCCCGCCAAGGCTGGTCCCGTCACCGGTGAGCCGGTGCATCCTACCTGAAATCATCCATGCCCGCGGCCCAACGGAAAGGGTCGCTATTTCATGAGGGAACAGCGATGTCCCTTTCCGAGTTTCTATCCCCTGACGAAATCACTGAATTAGTTGGAAAGAAGGTCGTGAGCAAACAGATCGAGTGGCTCGAAAATCACCATTGGAACTATGAAACCAACGCAGCTGGCCGTCCCATAGTCGGACGGGTGTATGCACGGTTGCGTCTGGCAGGCGTTCATCCCACAAGAACCACAGTTTCCGACCCCGCCTGGTCGCTCGACCTGTCGAACGTGTCCTGATATGCGGCCGAAGTCTACGAACCGAGACATGCCGCCTCGCATGTTGAAGCGGGTCCGAAAATTGAAATCGGGGAAAGTCTGGATCGGCTACTACTACAACGGCCGAGACGAGGAGGGAAATCGAAAGGAGATTCCGCTGGGTAGCGACCTGAACGAGGCGCGCGCCGAATGGGCTCGCCTCGAGCGGACGACAACGCCGAAGATCGTGCGCTACATGAAAGAACTGTTCGATCGCTACGAGCGCGAGATCGTCCCGACGAAGGCGCCGCGTACCCAATCGGACAATCAAGCCGAACTGAGGCAACTACGGAAAGCCTTTGATAGCGCGCCGATCACGGCAATTACTCCTCAGGTGGTCGCCCAGTACCGCGATGCCAGGACGGCGAAAACTCGTGGAAACCGGGAGATAGCACTACTCTCGCATGTCTTCACGCTCGCGAGGGAATGGGGCTACATCGATGGCGAAAACCCCTGCGCCCGGGTGCGACGGAACAAGGAGAAGGCCAGGGACTACTATGCCTCCGACGATGTCTGGGAAGCGGTCTACGCTCATGCCTGCCAGGAGCTTCGAGACGCGATGGATCTAGCCTATCTCACCGGCCAGCGACCTGCGGACACGCTGAAAGTCTCAACAGGCGATCTGGCAGGCGAGTTCCTGCTGGTTGCCCAGGGCAAGACAGGAAAGAAGCTCAGGATTCGCTTGCTCGATGGCGAACAGCCAACAGGGCTGGGCGTGTTCATCGACAGCCTGTTCGAGCGCCGGAAACTGGCCGGCATTACCAGTTCGCGCCTCATCACGAACCCATCAGGCCTCCGCATGAGCTACGCCATGATGCGAAATCGCTGGGACGAGGCGCGAGCAGAAGCCGCCGCCCAAGCAGTGGCCGCCCGAGATGAGCCGCTTGCTGAACGAATCAAGCAGTTCCGCTTCAGCGATATTCGCCCCAAGGCAGCCAGCGAAATCGAGAACCTGGCCGACGCAAGCAAGCTGCTTGGCCACACAAAGGAACAGATCACGAAGAACGTTTACCGACGCGTCGGCGAGGTGGTAAGCCCGACGAAGTGAGGAGGCGTTGCGGAAATGATCGGAGAATTGCGGAAATGATCCGCTTTCCTAGGCAATAAAAAAGCCCCGTAACTCACTGAGCTACGGGGCTTTCCTGTTGGAGGCTGAGGTCGGAATCGAACCGGCGTTCACGGATTTGCAATCCGGTGCATAACCACTCTGCTACTCAGCCTTTGAGCGAAGCGACATGCGTTTGGCATATCGCTGAAATTTCTTTCCTGACGCGATTTTGAACTTATAACCCTTTGATTTCAAAAGATTTTTAGCTCACCCATCGCTGGAATGGACGCAATTATGGACGGATTCGCCGAGCTTGGCAAGCGCTCTACGAAAAAAACTTTGCAGATCAGGCTATTGCGTAGCACAAGCCGGGAGAAACGGGCCCAGACGTCCGCGAAATGGGCCCGCAGCGACCGGCAACCGAGGAGCGCGCCAGGATCCGACGCGCCCTGCCCCGGCGATCAGTTCGCCTCGGGGCTCGCTTCGGTTGCGGGCGCTTCAGGCGTCGGCGCCTCCGTGGCGGCCGGCGCTTCGCCACCCGCCTGTGCACGCTTGGCGCGCTTCTCGCGCATCTGCTCGCGCTGCCGGCGAGACGCCTGCCGCCGCGCATACACCGCCTGCTCGGCGGTTACCTTGCCGGCAACCTGGCCTTGCAGATCCAGTCGCGGCGCATCTTCCACCATACAACTCCAGTAGCGGCTGCCCTGGCACCAGGTGGCGATGGCCTGTTTCAGTTGTTCGGCGGTGATTCCCAGTAGTTCGAGGTGCTGCTGCGCATCCTGGAGAATGCCCTGCTTGAGCGGAACCTTGGCCGCGGGACTTTTCGGAAACGCCAGCGGAAAATGCCGTTGCAGCCTCCAGATAGCCTCGACTCCCGGCTCGACGGCTTCACGTTTCTTCGCGCGTCCCGCGGAGCTTTTGGTTTGAGCCGGTTTCGCCTGCGCCGCCTGTGCGCGCAGACGGTCTCTCAGCTCGGCAAGTTGTTCAAAACCCAT